TATCAATTACTTCTTTTTTTAATTTTAAACTATCTAATTGCGTTTGAAATGCCTTAATTTTTAAAGACAATTGTAAATTTTCTTTTTTTACCAATTCAAACTCTTCTTGAGTTTCTTGTTCTAAAAGGTCTCTGGTTTGTAATTCTACCAACTTAGATAATTTTGATTCTTTGTATTTAGTTGGTGTGTTTATCATACAAGAATTCATAGTTGTAATTGAAAGTGTTAAGATTAACACTAATTTAAAATTTGTTTTTTTCATTTTGTTTTTATTTTTTTTTAATTGTTTTATTATTTTGTCTCACCTCTTCTTCATCAATAAGTTGATTAAGTTCTTTTGTAACCCATTCTAAATTATTTTCTGATATTGGCATTTCTTTTAATTCCTCAAGCAAGTTGTTTTTATTTTGTTCTGCTTCTTCTTTTGTCCATTTTTGATTTTCCACGATTTGTATTTTTTAATTGTTTAATTTATTACTCAAATTTGACCCATTTAAATAAACCGCTTGTTTATTTTCTTGGAGTCTTTGTATATCTTGAATCGTTTGTTCCAATTCTCTTATTTTTTTGTCTTTTTCCAACGTTTCTTGTCTAACTTTAGCTAAAGTTGTTTGTAACGCATCTAACTTTGGTTTCAAAGAATTGTCGGTTGATTCCTTCTCTACAACCACTTCCACTATCTTTTCAACAGGTGGTCTATCTAGTTGTTTGTCTAGTTCTTGTCTAAGTTCATCTAGTTCTTGTTCCTTTTTAGACATTTTATCTTGGAAAATATTTTTCATTTCTATGGTTTTAGTGGAAAATACTTGTAATTCACCATTACATTCTTGTAGTTTAGTGGAAAATACTTGTTTGTCAGATTCTAACTGTTGTATTTTTAACAACAGTTCATTCTCTTGTGTGTTGTCACAAATATTGTCTAAATTTGTGACAGGAACTTCCTTGATTACTTCAACAATCTTTTCAACCTCAACGTACTCTATCTTAATAACCTCCTTTTCTTCGACTACAGGAACCTCAACATACTTGATGACCTCTTTGATTACCTCAACCTCTTTGGTTTCATTAGAACCATTTAATAACCCATACTTCTCAATCATAAATCCTTCCAAATACGATTTCTTAACAATATCTTCAGGAATTAATTTATTTAATTCACAGTATTTTGTTAAATCTTGGTATTCTTTTGAGTTAAGGTCAAGAGTTATGTTCATTAGTAGTTAACCAGTTTTTCAGTTCCTTCAACCAAATTATCAATTGAGTTAATGTAGAATGAAAGGAATGGTTTGGGATTTGGTAAATCAACAAAATCATATTCATCTTTTGCAATATCATAAACCCCATACCCATGTTTAGTAATCTTCTCTCCAAAGTTTTGTTGGACAGTTGAACCAATCATATATGCTTTCTTTTTACCAGGGATATCAAACACTTGTCTTTTGTGGATATCACCACATAAAACTAAATCACATCCACTGAACTTATCTACATCAAAACCATCTTCAAATTTGAATCCAATATCTGTATACAAACCTTGAATTGGTCCGTGAAATAATCCAATGTTCTTCTTATCTGATTTTTGAATGTCAGGTGGAAGATTGTGTTCCATTAAAGAATATACACACCAATTAACATTATCATCTTCATACACTCCACGATTCTTAAAATAACTGATATTCTCATTCTTTAATGAATCAATAATCGGAGTAAGGGCATCCAACCTAGTATTGTTGTTTTCAAGGAAATCGTGGTTCCCGATAATAACAATGGTCTTGGCAATTTTAGCACATTCAGACAACACCCAAGCAACGAATTCAACTAATTCTGGTGTCATTTGATTTTTTGAGTGAACCAAGTCCCCTGTAAACACAATACGGTCAGGTTGGAGTGTTGCCCATTCCTTCAATGCGGTCTCAAGGATTCCACGATATAAGTCGTGGTCTTTGAATAACCTGATATGTAAGTCAGAGAAATGAACTAATCTATTAATCATTTAATGTAATTTTTGGTGTTTCTTCCTCAAAAGGATTAAATCCTTTGTTTACGTGTCCGCATGAATCACATTTGTAAATTGGGAAAGGTACAATTGTATCTTCGGCTGAACCTGTTAATAGTTTTGATACTTTCTTAATGAAAATTACTTCTTTAAAATAAATGCTTTCACATTTTTCACATTTGATAGTTTCACTATCTCTTAAGTTAACTTTTGGTGTTAAATCGCTCATATTTCTTTTTTATAAATTTAGTTAAATTAGGTTATTTTGTCAAATACTTTTTAACATTCATATCCATAATGATATTCACAACATCTTGAGGAACTCTGTATTCTTCATACATCATATCTTCTTTTAGATGTGATATAACACATCCATACAATTTAATGTCTTCATACTTACTTCCCTCTAACATCTTCAACAACAACTTACCATAAAGAGGTAATTGAACGTAGTAGTGACCAAGTGCGGTATCATCGTAGTTTGTAAATGGTTTTAACATTTTCTTGGTATAACTGGTTGAAATAAAGTTCTTTGGCTTGTTTGTTTTATAGTCAGTTATAACAATTCCAAAATCATTTTTATCTCGGTTCATCATCAACCATACTTTATCGGGAGCACCAGTATATCCCAATTCAGGATGACCCAAAACCATTTCCGTATCAAGTAATACCGCGCCCCTCTGTTCCATCAAATCAAGGTATTTCTTACCTGCAATAATCATATTATCACCTTTCATTATCTGAGTTAAATCACATTTGAATTCAGGTTGTCTTACCTCTTTATAGTTCCCATTTCTCTTAATGAGCTCGCTTTCTAATACAAAGTGAACCCGACTACCCATATTGGTTGAGTAATCACCAGCCGCTGCCCATTCTTCAATCAACTCTTGCTGACGTTGGGGGTCTCCACCCGCTTTTTTATACGCAGCTTCTTCAGTTGGGAACTCTGTATAGAATTTCTTTAATACTTTTGATACGGATGGATAATCTGTTCTTCCGTTCATCGTATAAATGTGGTTTTCCTCTTCAAAGGATAAACCAAGTTCTGTTTGTTTTTGTGAAATAATCTCTCTTATTTCTTTTGCAACATCATTTAATCTCATAATAATATTCATCAATTTGTCCTTTCAAATCACAGATGTCTTTATCCATCGGCAATTTAATTATTTTTATTTTATTGTATAATACCCCGCCATTCAATTCGTGGTATAGTTTTAACCCATCCTTCCAAGCGTCGCCGTCTGTACATATAATCACATTACCTTTGGCGTTATTATATAGGGTTTCAAACAATAACTTACTCATCTTCTTACCCAACATAACAATTGAATTGTCCAAGAAGAACCCGTCAAACGCTCCCTCAACCAAATAAACATCTCTACTCCAATCAATCAATCCCTCGTTGAATATGATTTCATCTTTTGGAACTGTCGGATTCTTATATTTTATCCTACCTTTTACCCACGACCTAGCAACAAAATAGTTTAAGGTTCCCTCTTTGTTAAATGAAGGAACAATAATTCTGTATGCAAAATCACCAGTTACGGTATAACCAATCTTATACTTCTTAATTAACTCATCGGTAATACTTCTTGATTGTAGGTATCTATACGCTTCAATGTGTGGAATAAATCTTGGGTTGGAATCTTCAAAAGTCGTATAACCTTGGGGTAATTTTAATTTTGGTCTTTTGGCTTCTTCTTTTTTTAACTCCTCAGGTTTAATTAGATTATAAACTTTCTTTTGGGATTTGGTTGCGTGTTTATCAAACAACTTGCCAAGTGGTCCTTGTGTTCCAAGTGTTTCACCACAAGACCAACATTTGTAAACGTGTTTAGAGTAGTTAATCTCAAGGTTACCCTTACCATCACCTTTATCTAACCCTTTTTCTTCCGCACAGACAGGGCAGTCAAACGATATTTGACCTTTGGATTCATAGTGTTGTTTTTCGTGTCCTAAAACATCTCTAAGCAACTCTACTAAAACTTCTATCTCATCTGTCATAACTCAAATATAATAAAAAATAATCAAATTATATCCAATTAATTTTTGTAATTTTTGAAGGGACGGTTATTTTAATGCCAAAGTAATTACAATGTGTTTTAATTTCATTAAAGAGACACATTTTAATAAATTTATTAATTCTAATTTTTGAAAAAGATTTTTGAGTATAAATTTCAGAGGTATACCATTTGTTTTCGTCAAGAGAACTGTATTTTGCTAACACCTCACCATTAAATTCTATATCAATTTCATCATGAAATTTATAATGTCTATAACGAGTAATTTTGAAGGAACCTTTTATTTTTTTTGCACCAGAACTGATTTCAACTTCAGAGTATTTTTTTAAAATCTTGTTGATTGATTTTGTATTCTCATTTGTAATTACACTTCTTTCCATACCACAAAGGTAAGGAAATATTTTGAATTACCAAATTTCTTTCATTTTCATAAAACCTAATGCACAGGCATATGCGTCAGTCATATCATAATTTTCTTTTTTGAGAGTATTGTTTTTGGTGTATTGCCACAGAATTTGTGGTTCCCTCTTTGCAACCAATTCCCAAATAATAACTTTCTTATCTGTGTCTTTTGGAAGTCCACCAAATAAAACAAATTTTCCTTTATCGTTTTGTTGGACAAGGTTAGAAAAAGCAAATTTTCTTGAATTATAGGTCGAAATAAACTCAGGTACAATTCCAAGAATGTCGTAAACTTCTTTACAAACCAAAGTATTAAACCTCATTAAAGTACTAACGGTATAAATGTTATTTGAGTTTAACAATGGTTCTTCAATTACCACATGAGTAATACCCATACTAACATACTCTTTAATTTTTTCTCTAAAGATAATACCCTTAAGAATAAGTTCTTCGATTTTATTCTCAACTGCTGGTTTAGGAGTTGGAGAAATATGGGTTAACTCTAATAATTCTTTTGTTTGAATATCGAATAGTGCCCATCCGATAGTTTTAGTTGATACATCAAGACCAAGTACTTTAGGTGATGTCCTATTAATTATTTTTGTCATATATTAAAAATCTAACTTAACCACATACTGTTGAATACCTTGTCGTAATTCAGGCGATTGTAGCTTAGATATAACAATAAGGTCTTTGTTGGAATTATAAAGACCAATTTCGGTAACATATGATGTTGTTCCTGAAGTCCAAGTAGGGTTTGAGGTGTTAGTAAACTGATTACGTCCTAAATTTATTAAATATCTCATCTCATAAATGGTTGCCGTGATGTCAGTTTCCAAGTTACCATAGAAATAAAATTCATCTCCAAAATTCATTATCTCTGATTGTCCGTTTTCAGGTATATCAATATAATTTGCAAGATTGTATGTTACACCACTATTATTATATAAATCTGGTGTTATTTGGAATGTTGTTCCCGTAATACCACTAACAGTTAAGTATCCATTGATTGTTGAACCTGAAATTTCATCTGTAACATCAATTTCAATCCAACCTGTTGGGCTTGGTTGTGTATCACCAGAAACCAATTGACATATTAATTTTAATGAATTTGCTGAATATCCACTAAGAGTTCCATCACCAAAACTACCATCTGATAAGAATGGGAATTCACCACCAAATCTAACCGCCACGTTTTGTGTGTCTGTGGTACAACCTGTTGCAGGTCCTGCAATCACCGAATAGTAATTACAATGTAATGAATCTGTAAATCCCGTTGAATCTAATCTGTATGTCACCCACATTTTTTGGACATCATTCGCCATTATACCTACAGCGTCTTGACCATTGGTAAAACAAGTATTTGGTGTTAATAATGAAAGTTTTGGTGCCGCCAAAGTCCAATTTCTGTTTGCTTTGTAAGACATTGCAGCAATTATTTCTTCATCGTCAATAACAACAATTTGTGAATCAGGGAAAACTTTACCAATTCTGTTTAGTTTATTATTACTATCAGGATTTGTATCCCATAAGTGATAATATCTAATACCAGGGTCATTCATATCAACATTCTTTGTTGATTTAATGTAATAAGGTTTACATAAATCATAGTTTCCTGGAGGGTCAATAAAGAATGTTTCACCAATAGTAGCACCCGTTGATTTATGCCACATTAATGTTGGCATTGTTAATTTGAAGTGTCTTGCTAAACCTGTATCATTTGTTGGATTTTGTGGGTCAAAAGGTGTTGTTGCAAACTTTTCACCATAGACGTGGTCAATATCTTGATTAGTATAGTGAATAATTCCAATAGCTTTTTGTTGTTTTGGTGGTAATATTATTTGTTCATCAAATGAGTTATAATAATAAACAAAACTATTGTCAGTCTGACCAGTTGGTTCTTGATAACCTAAGTATTCTTTAGTTCCAATGTACGATATAGAACCGTATTGGGTATAATCCTCATAACCACTACTGAAAACTCCCGCAGGACTAACCGACCAAGGAATATTCATATTCCAAATTAAGGTATTCTCACGATTTGTAACATCACAAGGTGATTCAAAATTAAGAGTGTCGGTTTGCCAATAAGGTGCTGGTGTTATTGTATCATAAAGTTGGGTCATCCCTGAAGGATAAATTAAAACTCTTGCAGTACTTCCGCCAGGTGCAACTGTACTATAACTAGGAACCGCTCTGTCTAATGTTAAAGTATAACTTGTTGTTCCTGTTGTTCCTGTTACAGGACTCATACTTTGAATTTTATAAGTTAAAATTGGGTATGTTCCAAAATCACCACAACCACCGTTGGGGTCTAACAATATTGTAACAAAATCATTAATTGCTGGTGTACCTGTTGTTGCTGCACATACAGGACTATCTAAAGTTACAATTAAATTAGTTTGTCCTGATAATGTTGTCATATCAGTAACATAATTTGACGTTATTGTATATGCAGAACTTGTTTGTGCCGTCCAACTTCCTTGAGTCCCTCCTGTTGTAAAAAATCCTTTAACACCTGCGGAATTATAAACTGATTGGAATTGACTATCCATAAATGGAAGTCCATAAGTATTTCCCGCACCTCCTTGAACATAGTATGGGTATTTAATGTTTTGTTTATTTGAACGTGGTGTACCCGTGTCGTTTTGAGCGTTAAATGCTGGCATCAAAATATTATTATCAGTTATATTATAACTTGCTGATGTAGGTACCGCATCATAAGTTACTTCACTATCACCTATTTGAAAATAAGCGATATTAAAATTTCCTTGTGAAATATATCTTCTTCCAACATCAGTAAGTCTAGTGTTAATTAATCCTGATGTGTTTTTTATAATGTATGCCATTTTTTATAAATATTGTTATTGTGTTTTATTATTGAGGATATGTAATACTATGGTAGAAAATTCCTCGTGTTGTTGGGTCATTGTCTACACTATTGCACACACCTCCATTAATTGTTGCTGCAAATGTGTTAACAGTAAGACTTTGTTCTAGTTTAGTTGCACATCCATTTACGACAGTTCCATTATCAATCACCAAAATTGATGTTGACGTACCTGATATAACATCATTATATCCAATTGTCATCTTATATGATTCACCTGACGATGTTATTCCCGATAAATATGTTGAACATCCCGCTCTAGGGTCATAAACTAATGCTGATGGTGGTGTTGTACTTGTTGGTGTAACCGTTGAACTATTTTTCTTAACAACTGTCGTTCCATTAATAGTTCCACTACCAGGAGTATAATATGCCTTATAATCGCCAGCAATTAAAATAAACGATATCACAGTACCTACCGATAATGGAGGGTCTACATTAACTTTCCAAGTTGCTATTTGAGTTCCTGGTGAGGTATTAACAGTATTAAGTAAACTAACACCAATTGTATAACTTATAGGTCCACTTTGATTAGCAGATATTGATACATTGTTACTTACAGTATTATTTGTTGGTGTTGCAGAATCTTTAGTTATAACAGTATATGATGGTGACGCTCCTAATCCATTAAACACATTACTTGATTGGTATGTAATACCTCCATCAATTGAATATAGATAAGGTGAAACACCAAAACTAGTTGTTAATATAATTGAACCATTATTTGATTCAGGACAAGTTTCGTTTTGTGCCGTTACCACTGATTTTAATGGTAAATATGGAGGACAAGTTCCTTGAGTCATTGAAATTTGTGCTGGTAGTCCTGGTCCATCCATTGACCACGCACTATCAGGAACATTTGATGTATTATAACTAACAGGTAAACCTGAAGTAAGTGTCCATCCTTGTATTTCCCATCTTGAAAAATCTACTGACCATTGAATGTCTAATTGATTCTCTTCATATGGTGTAGTCCAAGTTGGTCTACCATTATAAGTACCATTTAACACAAATTGTGCTGGTCCATAACTTACACTTTGACCTCCGACACCTGAACCACCAACAAACACTAAACATAGATTTGGATAGGCAGGTGTTGCGGTTGGTGTTGGCGTTGGTGTAGTAGTTGTTGTTGGCGTTGGTGTTAACGGGAATAATCCGCAAACTGTAGTTGCGCTATAATCACCATAGTAATCAATCACAGTAACTTCATACGTTCCTCCACTTATATTAGTTAAAGTTTGATTTCTTTGACCTTTTGGCCAATAAAAAGAATAAGGAGCGGTTCCACCTGTAACTAATACAGATAAACTACCATCAAGTGATGAAGCTGAGGTCGGAATAGTAATTGGATTACATATCAAACCCATTTCAAATAATGTAAATACTTCACAGTCATTTTGAGATATAACAACAGGACTATTTGATGGTGTTTGGGTTGGAGTATGAGTTGGCGTTTGGGTTGGCGTATTTGTTGTGGTAGTTGTTGGTGTTATTGTTGTAGTTGGCGTTACAGTTGGCGTTGGAGTTGACGTTTTAGTCGGACAAACAGTAGTTGTTGGAACATTTAACTTTTGAATATTTCGATAAGGTCGTGTATAGTCCATTGAGACCGTTAGTTCCCTATTTCCAGTACCATTAATTAAATTACCACAACAATCATAATAAGTAAATCCTGTTGCCGTTGTAACACCCAGTCCACAAATAATTGGTGTTGCCGAAGGTGTTGCCGTAATGGTTGGTGTTGGAGTTGGTGTTGCCATATTTTAAATTCTTCTTATAAGTATAATATTTTATAGTTTTTCATATCAATTAAGGACATAATTGAAAACTCATTATATTACCACTTGTGTTTATTTGAACTACATAAAAATTAACCCCAAAACCCATTTTAAGATATTTATTTCCACCATTATATGGGTTATATAATGTACCACCCACCAATGTTTGGTAGATTGTTGCTCCGATAACAGGAACCAAGTTTGCCTGACTTATATACGTATAATAATTAAGAATCGTAACTATGTCAGTACAAGTACTTGCAGAAGTAACCGATAAAGTATTACCAATTGCGTGATATGCGGCAACTGGTGTTGCCGTTGGTGTTGTAGTTAATGTCGGAGTTACAGTTGGTGTTACAGTTTTTGTAGGGGTAATAGTTGGTGTTTGGGTAACACTTGGTGTTATTGTTGGAGTTTGTGTTGGCGTGGGTGTTACTGTTTGTGTAGGACTATTGGTTGGAGTTGGCGTTATTTCAAGAGTGTATCCTATTTCACATCCTTGGTCATCAATAATCTTAACCACAAAATCACCATAACCCAATGGGTCGGGTACTATAAATGAATATGGAAATGTTGTTGATGCTGTAACATAAATACAGCTAGCACTCAAAGAATTACAATAGTATATTTCTACGGGTGTGTTTGCGGTTATTGACGTTATGGTTACTAATTCACTCATATTGTTATGGACAAGTCGTTACGGTTTCTTCACCTGAAATTATGCATCCATTCGCATCAATCAATTTTAACATATAAGCACTTGATGTGTCATATGGGATTGGTATGTCAAAAATGTAAGGAGCGGAAGTGATTGTTGTCATATAGAAACAACCTGAACCACCAGGTTGACATATATAAACGTCATATGGTGATTGTCCTGTAATACTGCTTATTGTTACTTGTACTGCCATTTATTTTATTAATATTAAGGACATCCGTTTAATGTTAAAGTGTAATCAACACCCAAGACAGGTAGTGGAATAAATCCATCACCCCAAACAGGTTCAAATGCGGAACTGTTAGGTAATGGAACTGTTGTATTAAGACATTTCCAATCACCTACAGCTGACAGTATAAGATTATTATTAGTACCAGGACATAAGTAATTAGGATTAATTGTGAATAGTATTGATGTGTCGTGACCTGTTGCAGTTGTTATATTTTCAATATAATATTCATAACATAATGGTGTTGTTACACAATCTTCACAGTTGTCGTAAACTGTATCAAACGCAGTTGCGAAGTAGTTTCCGCTATAATTAATTGGAAGGTAACCAACAGTTGGAATGTATGTAGTATTAAATTGTCCGACATAAGTCCAACAAATTCCACTAGAATCTTTAAATGTTTGTCCAATAACAAGTGTTATTTGAGTTGGAATTGTTTGAATCACCTCAGTTGGTGTTATTTCTTGTTCAGGACAAGTTTGATATACATAAACATAATTAGGTGTTGGAGTCATAGTTGGAGTTTGAGTTGAAGTTTGAGTTGGAGTTTGAGTAGTTGTGGTGGTCGGTGTTGGTGTTACACTACTTGTTGGTGTTGGTGATAATCCTGGTGTTGGTGTTACCGTTGGAGTAGTAGTATTGGTAGGTGTTACCGTTGGAGTAGTAGTATTGGTAGGTGTTACCGTTGGTGTTACAGTTGGAGTGGTTGTACTAGTTTGTGTATTGGTTGGTGTCGGCGTTGGCGAACAATCTCCACAAGAACCATATAAATTAACAACTTCAGTTACATATGAATTTGAAGATATATTTGCATCGTCTCTATCATAAGTTACACATACATAATTTCCGTTTATTATTGCAAGCATTGTTAAACCTATTGGTACAGGAATACCATCATAATTTAAATTATTGGCAACATAGTATTCTGTACCATCAGCACAAGATATTAACACTTTAACTGAAGTACAAGTGAATGTTTCATCTAACATCACAAACGATACTTGACCTTGAACATCACAAGTTTTTGTTAATGTTAAAGTTGGTGTAATTGAAGGTGTTGGTGTCGTATCATTATAACTACAGATACTAAAAGATACACCGACATTACATATAGGTGTTGGAGTAGGTGTTGGTGGTAATAAAGTTGCGGTAACATCAAAATTAACAACATCACAAGGAATGGTTGATGTCGGTGGTGTTGGCGTAGGTGGTATGTCACAATCAAAATACGCAACAAAATCAAATGTTACTGTATTAGTTATTGTTGGTGTAGGTGTTGGACATATTCCAACATTAAATAAATTTGCAGAGATGTCAGGACAATCAGTTTCACAAGGATATGAACCCTCAAGTAAACAAGTACCACCTAAAGAAGTACTTAAACACCATCTGTCACCTGTATAATATATCGTTCCAAAATTAATACCATCACCCTCATAGTAATCTTTACCGTTATAAGTTGATATTTTAGTATAATTTCCACTGTAACCTGAAAGTGACTGTAAATTTGTTCTTAAACAATAAACTGAAGGACATAATCCTGGCGTTGGTGTAACTGTTGGTGTTACTGTTGGTGTTACAGTATTTGTTGGTGTTATTGTTGGCGTTGGTGTTGGTGATGGGCAAATTCCACAGGTTGCACAATCCACGTATGGACCTGTAAACACTCCACCTGAATTTATTACACCTGTTGCAGAATATGATAATACCGTAGCACAACCATCAAAAAGAGGACTAAAAATATTCCAAACTTCTCCAACGTTTAAAGTACCAGGCAAGTTTTCCCATCTAAATTGATTTGATGGATTACAACAATCTTGAAATAAATAGATATCGTAAGTTTCTGTCGGTGTAACTGTTGGCGTTGGAGTTAAGGTAGGTGTTGGCGATGGTGTTATTGCGGGTAACAATGAACAATTACCAAAATGTAATAATTGACAAGCAGCACAATCTTCAAACGTTGCAGTATAAACTATAGTTGTGTTTGTTACAGTTTGGGGTCCTGTTGGAACACCTAACCAACAAACATCATTCGCATCATAATAAACTGTTCCTACAACAAACTGATTACCAGGTATTCCATTAATCGTAGGTGTCGTATCATATACGATATAGGCTGGGTTACTACAACACTGGATATAAAACGTGGTCATTTGTTATTAAATAGTTTTTATATAAATAACCTATTAGTCGGTTTTTATACAATATAAAAATAGAAATGTTAAAAGATAAATAAACACACCAATTAACTATATTTATATTATATGAAACTTCTTAAGACAATTGAGAGAATAATCCAAGAAGCTGAAGAGCAATATAATTCAGCATGTGAGAGTTGTGTTACCGTTGAGGAATTAGACAGACTTGAAAAACATTACAAAGATTCCTTAAGGTTAATTAAATTATACAAATCAAAAGAGGAAAAAAAAGATAAGGAGGATTAAGAAATATTTAATATATTAGTTTAACCGCCTCACAAATACCACCCTCTGAATATGTTTGGTACCCCCTATGATGTAACCATCCATAGATTTCATCTTTTTTATCTTGTGGTAGGTTATAATCTTCAAAGATTATAAAGTTTGGTAAAGTTATTTTAGATTCATCAATACCCATAATTAGTTGAGCATCCAACCCTTCTACATCTAAATGCAACCAATCAATGTGTCCATAACATTCGGTTAAAATTAAGTCCGTAATACTAATTGAATCTCTTTTTGTTGATTTTATTTCTTCGGTTTCCCAATGTCTAATAACATTTTCAACTATAGTATTCGTATATCCTGCTCCGCCTTCAAAAAATTCAACTTCACCACCATTCGGAGTGATTAAAGATTGGATTGGTTTAACTAAAGTATTATTCTTGTAGTTATTTTTTAATTTTTCATATTGTTTGTCTGAGGCTTCAATTAAAACCACACTACATTCTCTTTTTTGAACGATTGGTACCCACTCACCGAATTCGCCATCATGAGTTCCAATAACCAAACCTTTTGGAAATATCCCTTTAGATAATAGCCCCTTGTTATACATCCATAATGATTTATAAAAATGGTTTCCGTGTTCCATAACATCCCACGTTTTAACATAGACAATTCTACCATTTGAATCGGTTATTTCAACATCAAACATCTCTGTATTTGGATATGTTGCAAACCAATAATCATTTAAGTCAATTGACCATTGTTCTTCACCACTTACGTGTTTTTTAATTTTTAATTTGAATGGTAAGTTTTTATTGTATTTACTAATATTACCAACATCAACTCGTATACCTTCTGTATTATATGTTACCTTTATCATTTTTGTGTTTTTCTATAAAAAAGTTTATATCTTGACTCCAAAGTATCATCGCTTCTTCCTTGATTTTACTCTCTTCCCAATCCCACCAAGCAATGTCCAATAAATCTTTTATTTGTTGTTCCTCAAATCTATACTTTAAATGTTTCGATGGGTTTCCACCAACAACAGAATAAGGTTCGACATCTTTGGTTACTAAAGCACCTGCGGCAACAATCGCCCCGTGTCCAATCTTAACACCCGACATTATTGTTGATTTTGCACCAATCCAAACATCATTTCCAATGGTAATATCACCCTTACAAGATGGATGTCCCATCTCCATATGAAGTTTTGCTACTTCAGGTGTGACTGGTCCCCACAATTGAGAACTCGTTGTTATCCAATCAGACCTGTGGTTCGCATGTAAAAACAAATTACAATCCCTACCGATAGAACAATATTTTCCAACCTTAATTTTATATTCATCACTCCAAGAAATTATATTGACATTTCGGTCAAAATATGTTCCCCTGTCAGCACTCCATAAATGTATATTTTCAATCATACTTAAATTTAATCTATTGAAGTAAATTGTGTATCCATATTTTAGACAGATTAATTAATTCGTTAGTCATTTCGTGTCCTGAGTTCACGAAGATTGCAGTTATGTTATTGTTCTTGGTTTTTAAATGGAGATGACTTTTTTCCGCCCAATCATATGGAATAACAAAATCAGTCCTACCATTTATCATCAAGATAGGTGTATCGTTTAATTGATGACTATCCAATTTAAATTCATAATAACCCAACAATGAAACAACACCTTTACATTTTATTTTGTTTTCAATACAAGAATGTAAGGCAACCGTCGCACCTTGTGATACACCAATAAAGATGGGGTCATCTAATAATAGATATTTTTGTCTTGTTTCATCAATTATTGTTTTGATGTAGTCTGAACACATTTCAATATCATCTTCCTTTGAAAAGTTTTCAAGATGACATCCCAAGATATCAAACCAACCTCGTCCATCTTCACGTTCTGGTGTCCACTTACGAGGGCCTTTAATTGCTAAAATAAATGAATTTTTTGGTAATATGTCTTTCAGGTATAATAATTCATTCTCATCCCACCCCAATTGGTGAAGTAATACAAAGAAAGGGATTTTAACTTCAGGTTCTAAAACTATGTTAGTATTCATTATTTAACTTCCAATATGTCATTAAAAATATATTTATTTGTATTCGTTTCGTAAATCTTAATCGAGTATTTGTTAGGTTCTAAAAACAAATTACTTACATAAAAATACCAATAACCATAAAAGTTTTGACCGCCTAATCTAAAAATTTCATTACCTTCTAAATCGCCAACAACAAAATCAACAATCTCCCCAACTTTCTTGGTTGTCATAAAAGAATTCTTTTCAAATACTAATGTTTGATTTGAGTAGGTAATAACAAACTCTTCACAATCAATAACATTAACATTGTAGTTCCTCCTTATATTATCATAATGTTCCTGACTTTTAATTCCGTGAAAAAACAAAACTTCATTATGATTTTTAGGTAAAACAACTGATGACGATATTTCAGTCATACTATAACTATAGTTTTCAAATATCCCCATATCAATGTCCGTCACTTCTTCTATATCCAATAGAGGTAATCCCTTAGTTAGATTGTATTTTGCTAAAACCGCATTTGCAGTATCTTCGTCGTGAAACAATAATATTCCTGGTTTAGTCCCTTTATACTTTTGGTATATTTCCATTTGTTCTTTAAAAAACCATTCTGACCTTGAATCAAAAATCATTACGTTTGTCTTTCTTCGTGGGAATATCTCAGTCGTAACACCCATTTCATTTTTTAGTATATGTAATGAACTGGTCCATTCCTCTCCTTCGATAATATTTGATAAATAAAATACATCGTGAATGTGTGAGTTAATTAGGGGATAGTTTTCTAACTCATTAAAGTATTGCTTAATATTGTCGGAATTAACGGTGAAGTAAATGTCCGAATCAATACAGACATATCTTTTATTTGGGAATGAATTTATTAAATCAACATTAATTAAAGGTTTTGAACTGATAATATTATTGTCCCTACCTCTACTATCTTTATCACCTTCAGGAATATCAATTCTTCTTACAATAAATTGCTCATTAGATAAATCATTTTTAGATAAACTATAATCATGATTAATTGAGTAGATAATACATTTTCTGTTTGAGTATTTTTTAATCGACTCTAATAAGTTTATAAAAAGTGTTTCATAATTTTTTGTAAAACTAACAACCCAATAAAAGTCATCTATAATTGATTTATCATAAGATGCCGTTATAAGATTTCCAACTTTTTTTAACCTCGTTTTATTCTTTCTATAAAAATGGTACAAAGCCCTTTCTTGATTGTTAATATAAACCTTACCCCCTGTCCAATATGCATCGTATGTGTTTTTACCTCCATTGTCTGTTTCACAATTTATTGAATCGTAGATTAATCTAACATTACAGTTTTCAATTAAAATTTGACTCATCTCATGCTCATCAAATGCGGTAACATAATCAAAATCTAATATCTCGATAAACCTATCAATACTCTTTCTGTATAATCTTCTATTCTCATAGGTATTTTTAATTATAACAAAAGGACCCGAAATTCTATTATGATGAACCTTATCAGCAAATGAAATTACATCGTATTCTTCCGTATGAGGTATTACCCATTTTTGGAAATCACCAAATAATGTATCAATATCATAGAACCCAAAAAAATTATATTCAGTTAAATAGTCTTCAAATAACTCACCCAAACAAGATTTCAAATCACTAATTTTTTGTGAATTTTTGATTTTATATTCATAGTTCAACATCAATGAAACTTTTTCTTCAACCTCATCTTTTGTTATTGGTATGACTTTATAATTAGGAGAATCAAGTACCAATCCACTATCCGTGAAAATTAAAAAATCTATATTAAGATTTTTCGTGGTTTCATAATGAAACCAAAAATAGTCAGGTATTTTACCTAACCAAAGTTGCATTAATACTATTTTATTTTTCACCTAACAATAATTTGTTTTCCCAATAGTTTACAAAACCATCAACAGTTTTTTTATCAATTTTTTCAAGTTCAACTAAGTGGTCTTTAACCATACCTATAGTGTTATTTGCCCATTGAATATCATCCCATCCATAAGCGGTTCCAAACATTTGTATTGGATTGTTTAATCTATATTCTGTTGGTGTAATGTTTTTATTATACTCACCATCAACAGTTAAAGCATTACCTGTAAATTCATATTGTTGTCCAGGGTTTAATATAATTGACTTGGTTCCACATAATCCCGCAGCCAAAGTATAAAAACTTTTTTGGTCGTAAGTTAGAAAATATTCATATTTGTTTAATTCATCTCTTAAATAATCATAAGCTCCATTAACTTTCCAATTTGTTAAATCAATAGAATTTAAATTATCAAAAATATCTAAACCATTTGGTGGTGTATGTTTATGAATTATATGACAAAATCCTTTTCTCTTACTAAAATTTGTTTGATATAATTTATCAAAATTATAATCAAAAACCGTTAATGGTTTATGTTCCACTTTTCTAAAAGTTTTGAAATCACCATAATTAAAATACACATCATTAACACCATAATCATTTTCAATATCTTCTTGAGTATCATACAATATCCATCTTACAACATGCTCGGTATTAAATGGATTTCCTCTACCAATTTGTGGGTATATTGCAACGGTGTTAGATAGATTATAATTAAAATATTCCCAATTATACCACTCAAGAAATCCTTCTTCTTTAATTAAAGTTGTTGGTATTACTTTTATATTTTCGTGTGGATATTCTGGTTCACAAAAAATATAAACATTATGACCTCTGTCGGCCAATTCATATGCTAATTTATGCATCGCAACTATTCCACCTGTTAACGCTCGTGAAAATGGAGTATAGATACCAATCAAAAAATTTATTTTACCATTGTTTTCTAAATTCATATTATTTTATTTTTTTTTTTACAGGAACTCCAACATAAATACCAGGTTCTTCTATATGTTTAACTACTGCACTATTCATACCAATCGTAGACAAACTATGAATTGATAATTTTTCCCTTATTGATGAATTATTTCCCATATAAACTAAGTCATATATTCTTACATTCCCTGATACGACTGCACCAGGCATTGCACTAAAATAATCACCTATTTCACAATCGTGTCCAATATGATTACCCCTATTCAATATCGCATGTTTACCAATTTTTATGTTGGTCGTTAGTATAGAATATGCCCCAATAAAACTTCCTTCACCAATTTCAACATCACCCATCAACAGAGCGGTTGGGTGAATGAAGGTAAAAAATTGAGTGTCTTTTGGTAATCTTTGAACAATATCATATCTGTCTCTTGAGTCCGCAACCGCAATCATTGCAATATGTTTTTTTGGGTCAAATAACGATAATGGTAATACGTCTTCACTATGTTTAACATATTGGTCATCAACAAATCTATCCAATTTAACACCCATCTGAGCCATCACTTCTTTTGCGTGGCCACCATTACCAATTAATACTTTTTTCATATCTTTATTTTATAAACCACCAAGTGCCAAACCATTCTTTAGTTACATTTGGTGTATATCCGTGTTTATTACAAAATTCATCAACCGCTGGGTTAACACCAAAAACTCCATTGTATATTGGAGTTCCGTCTAACATTGAAGTATAGATGTATTTGTCCTTTCTATTTGGAGCAAAGTTGGGGTCGTTATACCAATCCATATTAATATAATCGTGTCCTGAAAAAACACCACCTTTTTTTAACTTTGGAAACCACAGATTAATGTCCTCAACAACAAAATCGTATGCGTGGTTTGCATCAATAAAGATAAAATCTAACGATTCATCTTGGAACATATCAGCAGCAACTTCAGAGGTTGCTCTTACCATAATACCTCTATCTTCAAGTCCTTTAATACTTTCCATAGTTTCTTGGTAAGCGTCAATATGGTCTTTATGATTACTAGCATCTTCGTATTCAACACCTAAGGGTCTCCAAACATCCACCATATAGAGCGTTCCTCCCCAATTATTTAAAATGTTTTTGGAAAACTCTCCCTTAAACACACCAATCTCAACACCTTTACCATTTGGGATTAAATTATTTAAATCCCTAATTAAATCGTCTCTATGATTATACATAATATTTTTTTTGTAATCTTTTATTTTTTTTATTTTTGAATCTCCATTAAAAGTGTCCCCTATGAAATGACAGAATTTTCCATTCAAATTAATTTCATCGTTAAAATTTTCATCAACAATATAATAAAAATTTTTAAACGGAACAATTGTGTCAGTATTTACTAAATTTTTTTTATTGAAGTAATGATTAATATATGGTTGTTCGGTAAATTGTCCTTCAGGATATACATCTCTTAAATTCAAAACATTCATAAAATGTTCCCTTATTTTTGAACTATTTTTGAACATCATTAACCCGCTATTAAACGTATGTATCTTATTTTCTTTAAAAAAGGATATGTCTTCATTAGTGTAATTACCTAAATTAAAAGGTTTTCTAAAATGATTTTCAAAGCTATAATCTTCAACAACCGCATATAATTTATCGTCTTCACACTCTTTAAAAATTACATCTAATTTTAAATTTGCCCACACATCGGAATCCATATACATTAAATTGTCATAACCTAAAATATTTGCATCAAATATTCTTAATCTATTAAACGCGACATCATCTGTAGTTGTATTTTCCACCATATGGTAATATACATTTGGTCTTTCATAGTCTTTAAAGTTTTTTTCATAAAATTCTCTATCAGTAATGATGAGAACATCCTGATTAGTATTATAAACATCTAACTTTAATACAGACAATTTTAACAATTCTGCATAAGAATCATTAAATCCAACCGAATAATATACCAAATTTTTACTCATCGCTTATATATCTCATATTTTGATAAATCAGGATATGGTAATTCCAAGTCCTCATTGTGTTTTTTGGTTCCATCTAAATTGTAGAATTGAGCCATCATTAATAATCCTCTTGCAGATAACTCTGGCATCATATAAAAGTTCCAACCCAACATATCAAAATTATCATCGTGATAAGAACATTCCCTTCTTCCACTAAATCTGGCTCTTTTAAACCATAACATTGCTTGATAATCATCGGTTATGATTGCACCTCCTTTACTTAACTTTAATGTCTTATACGGACCTGTAAATGAAAGACACATATGTGATTTTGGAATATACATATTGGCTGTAAATCTTAAAGCCGAGTCCCAAACATTACTTGGTGATAGTTGATATGCTCCTTTAATCTTATCACCTTCAACAGGTGTAAAATTAACCTTTAGTCCCGCATGAATAATCTCACAAGGTACAGATGGATATGTCTTGGATGGACAATCAATCTTTTTGTTTGTTAAACTCTTCTTTATATTTTTTTCGTAATACAACGCTAAAAATAGTGCATTACTCATATTATCTAATGCAACTGCATAGGGTGCTCCTGTATAATCACAAAGAGACTTTTCAAAATCTTCCGTTATTTTATGAACGCCTTGAGCCATATTAATTTCTATTATCTATATAAACTATAATCTGTTCGTAGTAGTTAATAAAGTGTTCATTCCATAAATCCCATTTAATATCAACACCATCCACAGAGAAAACCTCAATATTTGGGAACAATCTTAGGTATGTATCCCTGAAAATTCTAAACTTTTGTTTTTCTTCTTCACCACTTAAATGCCATTCACCAACAATTTTTCTAACATTTTCCTTAATCCAAAAAATATTCTTGTTGTTGAAAACACTATATTCACCGCCCTCACAATCGGTCTTAATAAAATCTATTTTAGTTATATTAAACTCCTCTCTAATATTATCAAAGGTTGTGGTTTGAGCCATTTTCATTCCATCCTCCACACCGAATAAGTTAAGTTCAAAATAACCTTCAACATCACTAATACCTTTATTTATGATTCTAACAGGACCATCTTTAACATTTTTGGTTAATGTTTCAATTTCTTGATGGCTAGGTTCTATACAATAAACTTGTTTTGGATTTTTATTTAGAATAGAATAGGTAAATGGTCCAACACTTGAACCGAAATCAAATACAATATCACCTTCTTCTACTTCGAAGAATCTTTCATAAGCTTTTTGAATGAAAATCTCTTCTATTATTTGACTTTTATGGTATTTCGAGGACTCTGAATCCCCTTCCATCCAACCCCAATCAAAATTATCTAAATTCATATCTTGAATAATAGACAAATTTTCTTATTTTTCAACTAAAACAAACATCTATGTTAAAAATATTTGGACACGGGTCTTACATCGGAGATACAGGTTATAACCATCACACAAGGGATTTTTTCAGACATTTATCAAGTCACGCTCAAATTAAATTTAGAAATTTCACTGTCGGAAGCAGTTGGAATGGAATGAGTAGTGAACCTCACAATAAAGAGTATTATTTTAACAGCACTGACAGACAAATATTATACGAACAAGTCCTTTGGAATAACGATGGAGGTAGGGATAATCATAAAATATATTCAAACTATTCTAAAGAATTTGTTCCCGATGTTAATATTGTTTTATGTGAAACAAACCATCACTTATTTTATGATGAATATAATGGTCCAAAAATTGCATATAATGTTTGGGAATCAACCCTACAACCTCCACACTATTTTAACAAACTAAAAGAGTTTGACGAGATGTGGGTTCCATCCAAATGGCAAAGGGATATGACAATTGCTCAAGGTTATGACCCAAATAAGATTAAGGTTGTTCCCGAAGGTGTTGATGTTAAAACTTTTTTCCCTGAAGAAACATCCCACGAATTAACCTCAGATGGAAGATTTAAATTCTTCTTGGCAGGTAGATGGGATTATAGAAAATCAATTAAAGAAATTATTGAAACATTCTTGAAAACTTTTGATAAAGATGAACCTGTTGACTTAATTGTTTCAATTGATAATCCGTTTTCGAATGACGGGTTAAACACAACAGAAGAAAGATTGGAACACTATGGATTTACCGACGATAGAATCAAAATATTACATTTCCCACCAAGAGAAGATTACGTTAAGATATTAAAATCTTGTGATGCGTTTGTATCTTGTGCAAGAGCTGAAGGTTGGAATTTACCTTTAATCGAAGCAATGGCATGTGGTACACCTTCCATTTATTCAAATTGTTCGGGTCAATTAGAGTTTGCCGAAGGTAAGGGTATTCCAGTTAAAATATCACACGAATTACCTGTTAGTGCCAGTTCATACAATCACTTCAATGATAATGTTGGAAACTATTACGAACCTGATTATAACGATTTGGGAAAACAAATGTGGGATGTGGTAACTAACTATCAATCGCACAAACAAAGAGCGTTAGAAGAGTCCGAAATCATTAGAAAAGAGTTTAGTTGGGAGCATATTGCCGAGATTGGAATTGAAACCCTAAATGATTTTATGGAAAGAAAACCTTGGCTAAACAAACCAAAGAAAGAAAATAGAGTTATCGTCAGTTATTTGGACGGACCTAGAGTTGAGGTGTTGGGGGATGAAAATAAAGATTATCATATTGAATTTATCAATGGTGATACTGATGAAGTAATCCACTCCCAAACCATATCAAACAATATGTGGGTTGCGGCAGGTAAGAAATACTACATACCTTGGATTATAAAAATCAATGGACATATCTATGATGTCTTTGACTTAACAAATAAAACTGTCCTAATTTCATTAGAATCAAAATCTTTAGGTGATACAATTGCTTGGGTTCCATACGCAGTTGAACTCCAAAAGAAATACAATTGTAAGGTAATAGTTTCTACATTTATGAATGAACTATTCAAAGGATTGGAAGAATATAAAGATATTGAATTTATAAAACCTGGTCAATCTTGTGATTGTTATGTAATTTATAGGATTGGTTGGTTTAGAAAGGACAACACTTGGACTGATTTTGACAGACAACCAAATCAACCTAACTTAATTCCCCTCCAACAAACCGCAACCGATATTCTTGGACTTGAATTTAAAGAACTAAATTATGGGCTTAATTTTGTTAAAAAAGAACGTCCAATTAAGAAGGATTATGTTGTATTTGGACCTAGTGCAACTTCAGGTTGTAAAGAATGGGTTTACGCCAATTGGGTTTCCTTATCAAAGATGATTAAAGAACTTGGTTATGAAGTGGTTATATTAACAAAAGTTCCTTATAATATTGAGGGAGTGATTAATGTTTGGGGAGAACCTTTAGAGGTTGTTGCCAATTATTTAAAACACTCGGAAGCATTTATTGGTTTAGGTTCGGGTTTATCTTGGTTTAATTGGGCGTTGGGTAAACACACATTCATGATTAACGGATTTGCCGAACCAGGACACGAATTTACATCAAACTTAACAAGGATATACAACGACAATACTTGTATTTTTTGTTGGAATGATGAGGTATTTGTTTTTGATAGTGGTGATTGGGATTGGTGTCCTGTGTATAAAGGAACCAAAAAACAACATATATGTCAAAAGTCTATTACACCATTACAAGTATTTAACCATCTTTTAACCAAAATATAATGAACACAATTTTAATAATACTTAACTCAACTTCATTGGGAGATACAATTGGCGTAATGCCGTGTATTGAAAAATTTATATCAAATACGACCGATAATGTCTTGGTTAAAACAAACCCAAGATACAATTCATTATTCACAAAATCTTATCCTATGGTTAAGTTCTTTGAGGAGGGAATGTTTTTTGACAAACAAATCTCATTAGATTATAACTTTAATCTACCCCTTCAAACAGGATTTGCAAATCAACTTGGATTTATGGATTGGGAATATGTTCAACCTAAAGTTGATGTACCTGATAGTGAAAGACCAATAAAGGGGAAATATGTTACCATTAGTATCCACTCAACCTCTCAATTAAAATATTGGAATCACCCGTTAGGAATTAAAACTCAACCCTTATCACCAAATTGGAATGACCTTTGCGGGTTGTTAAGAAAAAATGGTTTAACTCCTGTTATTGTTGAAAGGGATGAAATGTTTGGTATTCCTCCATATCGAAATGGTATGCCAAACAAAGCAAATAAAAAAATAGATTTATCTATTGATGAAACAATAAGATACATTCAACACTCCGAATTCTTTATTGGATTATCTTCAGGAATATCTTGGTTGGCACATGCAATGGATAAAAAAGTTGCAATGATTTCTAATTTCTCGGAAGATTGGCATGAGTTTGATTTGTCTTCTGAAAATTATAAAAGAATTACCAACAAATCAGTATGTAATGGATGTTGGAATAGAATAAATAAAGATTTTTCTTTTGATGCTGGTGATTGGTATTGGTGCCCAAAACATAGAGATACTGAACGCCAATTTGAATGCCATACATCAATAACACCTGAAATGGTGTTTGATAACATTAAAGATTGGATTTAACTATTGAATAACCCTTAATTGATAAGAAAAATCAAGTTTTGATGAATTAGTATCATCTGAAACAACAACAAGAGCAACCGCTGCTTGGTATTGACACGAACTTGAGATTGAATATTGTTTTTCAAAATCAAAACAAACCATACCAGTTGCACTTATTGAAACACTATGCCCTGACTCAGAATCTCCAAAAAGTTGAATATAATCAACATCTGTACCTTGGCCGCCATTAGTAAATAAGTCACAATCGGCAATTAAAATATTGGCATATAGTTCGGCACTTGTATCGGTAAGATACCCATAAAAATAAGCGTTTCCACAAAGTCTAAATGTCAAGCTGGTTGTCCCATCTGCTATTACAATTGGCGCAAAATTATGTAAGTGGTCTTTTGGCGCTGGCGTTGGAGCAACTAGTTCATCCCAAACACCACCATTCCAACCTTCGTTTGCGTTTCCATAATAATAATCAGTAATCACTGGATTGGCAGAATCAGGAGTCACCATACTAGATATAGTTCCAGATGTTACCTGAACAACTGCGGTTACTTCTGCTGCTCCTGATGTTCCTGAACTACCACTTGAACCAGCCGCTCCTGATGCTCCTGAAGAACCACTTGAACCTGAACTTCCGCTAGCACCTGACGAACCACTTGAACCAGCTGCTCCTGATGCTCCTGAAGAACCCGAACTACCATTAGTTCCTGAACTTCCACTTGAACCTGAACGTCCACTTGAACCCGAACTTCCTGAAGAACCACTTGAACCAGATGCTCCTGAACTTCCACTTGAACCCGAACTACCTGAAGAACCGCTTGAACCAGATGTTCCTGAAGAACCCGAAGAACCGCTAGTACCACTTGAACCTGAGCTACCACTTGTTCCACTTGAACCCGAACTTCCGTTGGCTCCTGATGTTCCCGAAGAACCGCTTGAGCCAGATGTTCCACTTGAACCCGATGTTCCTGAACTTCCGCTAGTTCCCGAAGAACCTGAACGCCCACTTGAACCTGAGCTACCTGAAGAACCGCTAGTTCCACTTGAACCCGAAGAACCATTAGCTCCGCTCGTTCCCGAAGAACCAGAACTACCACTTGTTCCAGAACTACCTGAACTACCATTGGCACCGCTAGTTCCACTTGAACCTGAACTTCCGCTAGTCCCTGATGAACCAGATGTTCCGCTTGTTCCCGAAGAACCGCTTGAACCTGATGTTCCTGATGAACCAGAACTTCCATTTGCTCCACTCGTCCCTGAGCTACCTGAAGAACCAGATGTTCCTGACGAACCACTTGTTCCTGAAGAACCTGAACGTCCACTTGAACCAGACGAACCTGAGCTACCTGAAGAACCGCTTGAACCTGATGTTCCTGATGAACCTGAACTACCATTAGCACCACTTGTTCCACTTGAGCCTGAAGAACCGCTAGTACCCGATGAACCTGAAGAACCGTTAATACCACTTGTTCCTGAACTGCCCGAAGAACCACTTGTTCCACTTGAGCCCGATGTCCCTGAACTTCCACTAGTCCCTGATGAACCCGAACGTCCACTTGAACCTGATGAACCACTTGAACCAGATGTTCCTGATGAGCCAGAAGAACCACTTGTTCCGCTTGAACCTGAACTACCGTTAGCACCACTTGTTCCGCTTGAACCTGAAGAACCACTTGTTCCACTTGAACCCGAAGAACCATTGGCACCGCTTGTTCCCGAACTACCTGAAGAACCAGATGTTCCACTTGAACCTGAAGTTCCTGAGCTTCCGCTAGTACCTGAAGAACCTGAACGTCCGCTTGAACCAGATGAACCACTTGAACCTGAAGTTCCACTTGAACCCGAAGAACCACTTGAGCCAGAACTTCCACTTGTTCCCGAACTACCTGAAGAACCAGAAGTTCCTGATGAACCTGAAGAACCATTAGCACCGCTTGTTCCTGAACTACCCGAACTTCCACTTGTACCCGATGAACCTGAGCTACCACTTGTACCTGAAGAACCGCTAGTTCCACTTGTTCCCGAACTACCTGAACTACCCGAAGAGCCACTTGTTCCCGAACTACCCGAACTACCATTAGCACCACTTGTTCCACTTGAACCTGAACTTCCGCTAGTCCCTGAAGAACCTGAACTTCCGCTTGTTCCTGAACTACCCGAAGAACCACTAGTACCTGATGAACCTGAAGTTCCTGAACTTCCGCTAGTTCCTGATGAACCTGAACGTCCACTTGAACCACTTGAACCTGAGCTTCCGCTAACACCCGATGAGCCGCTTGAGCCAGAACTTCCACTTGTTCCCGAACTACCTGAAGAACCACTTGAACCCGAACTACCACTTGTTCCTGAACTTCCAGAACTACCATTAGCACCACTTGTTCCTGATGAACCTGAACTACCACTTGTTCCACTTGAGCCCGAACTTCCATTGGCACCCGACGTTCCACTTGAACCCGAAGAACCGCTTGTTCCGCTTGAACCAGAAGTTCCTGAACTACCACTAGTTCCAGAAGAACCTGAACGTCCACTTGAGCCTGATGAGCCCGAACTACCTGAAGAACCTGAAGTTCCACTTGAGCCCGAAGAACCACTTGAACCCGATGTTCCTGACGAACCACTTGTTCCGCTTGAACCTGAACTACCATTGGCACCTGAAGTCCCTGAACTACCACTCGAACCACTTGTTCCTGATGAACCTGAGCTACCATTGGCTCCACTTGTTCCCGAAGAACCTGAAGAACCGCTAGTACCCGATGAACCTGAAGAACCGTTAATACCACTCGTTCCTGAACTGCCCGAAGAACCACTTGTTCCACTTGAGCCCGATGTCCCTGAACTTCCACTAGTCCCTGATGAACCCGAACGTCCACTTGAGCCTGATGAGCCCGAACTACCTGATGTTCCACTTGAGCCAGATGAACCTGAAGTTCCTGATGAACCTGAACTACCATTGACTCCACTTGTTCCTGATGAACCACTTGAACCAGATGTTCCCGAAGAACCTGAACTTCCACTTGTTCCTGATGAACCTGAACTTCCATTGACACCTGACGTTCCACTTGAACCTGAACTACCGCTAGTACCTGATGAACCTGAAGAACCACTTGTTCCACTTGAACCCGAAGAACCATTGGCACCGCTTGTTCCCGAACTACCTGAAGAACCAGATGTTCCACTTGAACCTGAAGTTCCTGAGCTTCCGCTAGTACCTGAAGAACCTGAACGTCCACTAGAGCCCGAAGAACCGCTTGTTCCGCTTGAACCTGAGGTTCCACTTGTACCTGATGAACCCGAACTTCCACTTGTTCCACTTGAGCCACTTGTTCCACTTGAGCCTGATGAACCAGATGTTCCTGAGCTTCCGCTAGTTCCTGAAGAACCACTTGAACCTGATGTTCCACTTGAACCTGAACTACCATTGGCACCGCTTGTTCCTGAAGAACCACTTGACCCAGATGTTCCACTTGAACCCGAACTACCACTTGTTCCAGAACTACCCGAACTACCATTAACACCTGATGTTCCCGAAGAACCTGATGAACCGCTAGTTCCACTTGAACCTGAAGTTCCTGAGCTTCCGCTAGTTCCTGAAGAACCTGAACGTCCACTTGAACCTGAGCTACCTGAACTTCCACTAGAGCCCGAAGAACCACTTGTTCCACTTGAACCTGAACTTCCATTGGTTCCGCTTGTTCCTGAAGAGCCCGAACTACCACTTGTTCCAGAAGAACCTGAACGTCCACTTGAGCCTGATGAACCTGAACTACCTGAAGAACCAGATGTTCCCGAACTACCTGAGCTTCCACTTGAACCTGAGGTTCCTGATGAACCACTTGTACCTGAAGAACCTGAGCTACCATTAGCACCTGAAATTCCACTTGAACCGCTTGAACCAGATGTTCCCGAAGAACCTGAACTTCCACTAGTACCTGATGAACCAGAAGAACCACTTGTTCCACTTGAGCCCGAACTTCCACTAGTACCTGAAGAACCACTTGTTCCACTTGAGCCTGAAGTTCCTGAGCTTCCGCTAGTACCTGAAGAACCTGAACGTCCGCTTGAACCAGATGAACCACTTGAACCCGAACTTCCACTTGTACCCGATGAACCTGAGCTACCACTTGTACCTGAAGAACCGCTAGTTCCACTTGTTCCCGAACTACCTGAACTACCATTAGCACCTGAGGTTCCAGATGAACCACTTGAACCAGATGTTCCCGAAGAACCTGATGAACCGCTAGTTCCACTTGAACCTGAACTACCATTGGCACCTGACGTTCCACTTGAGCCTGAAGAACCGCTTGTTCCACTTGAGCCTGAAGTTCCTGAGCTTCCGCTAGTTCCTGAAGAACCTGAACGTCCACTTGAGCCTGATGAACCTGAACTACCTGAAGAACCAGATGTTCCTGACGAACCACTTGTTCCCGAACTACCCGAAGAACCACTTGTTCCTGAAGTTCCACTTGAACCGCTTGAACCAGAAGTTCCTGAGCTTCCGCTAGTTCCTGAAGAACCTGAACGTCCACTTGAACCTGAGCTACCTGAACTTCCACTAGAGCCCGAAGAACCGCTTGTTCCGCTTGAACCTGAGGTTCCACTTGTTCCACTTGAGCCTGATGTTCCACTTGAACCTGAACTACCATTGGCGCCGCTTGTTCCTGAAGAACCACTTGACCCAGATGTTCCTGAAGAGCCCGAACTACCATTAGCTCCTGATGTTCCACTTGAGCCCGAAGAACCGCTTGTTCCACTTGAGCCTGAAGTTCCTGAGCTTCCGCTAGTTCCTGAAGAACCTGAACGTCCACTTGAACCTGAGCTACCTGAAGAACCGCTAGTACCACTCGAACCTGAACTACCACTTGTTCCTGAGCTACCTGAACTTCCATTGGCTCCGCTTGTTCCACTTGAGCCAGATGAACCTGAAGTTCCTGATGAACCTGAGCTACCATTGGCTCCACTTGTTCCCGAAGAACCTGAAGTTCCACTTGAACCCGAACTACCATTAGCTCCGCTTGTTCCTGATGAACCACTTGACCCTGATGTTCCACTAGTACCTGATGAACCCGAACTTCCACTTGTTCCACTTGAGCCCGATGTCCCTGAACTTCCACTTGTTCCTGAAGAACCTGAACGTCCGCTTGAGCCTGAACTACCTGAAGAACCACTTGTTCCTGAACTACCTGAAGAACCATTGGCCCCGCTCGTTCCACTTGAGCCTGAACTTCCACTAGTTCCTGAACTACCCGAAGAACCACTTGACCCAGATGAACCTGAAGTTCCTGACGAACCTGAACTACCATTTACACCTGATGTTCCAGATGAACCACTTGAGCCCGAAGTTCCTGATGAGCCTGAACTACCATTAGCACCACTTGTTCCGCTTGAACCAGATGAACCTGAAGTTCCTGAGCCACCCGAAGAACCACTTGTTCCTGAAGAACCTGAAGAACCATTGGCTCCTGAAGTCCCTGAACTACCTGAAGAACCAGATGTTCCACTTGAGCCTGAAGTTCCTGAGCTTCCGCTAGTACCTGATGAACCTGAACGTCCACTTGAACCTGATGAACCACTTGAACCAGATGTTCCTGATGAGCCAGAAGAACCACTTGTTCCGCTTGAACCTGAACTACCGTTAGCACCACTTGTTCCGCTTGAACCTGAACTTCCACTAGTACCTGAAGAACCACTTGTTCCTGATGAACCAGAACTTCCACTTGAACCTGCAGTCCCACTTGAGCCCGAAGAACCACTTGTTCCGCTTGAACCCGATGTTCCTGAACTTCCACTAGTTCCAGAAGAACCTGAACGTCCACTCGAACCAGAACTACCTGAACTTCCACTTGAACCCGAACTACCCGAACCTGATGTTCCTGAAGAACCACTTGAGCCAGATGTTCCTGAAGAACCACTTGAGCCTGAACTACCTGAACTTCCACTTGAACCGCTAGTTCCTGAAGAACCATCTCCACCTGAAGCACCTTCTAAATTACTCTCCCAACTACAAAAAGTCCCTGTTCCACTTATTGATGTTACTTCTAATACTAATGCACCTGTTGAAGGATTATAACTAACAACTTTACCTGTAAAATAATTCGTTACGCTATTTGCAATTAAAACGTTTTGTCCAATAGTATATGACAGTCCTGCCCCTACATTTAAACTAACATTAAGACCGATAGTTAAACCACTTAAAGTTATACAGTCCGTAGACAATCCAGAATAATCAGAAGATGTTCCGCTAGTTCCTGAAGAACCACTTGAGCCAGATGTTCCTGAAGAACCAGATGTTCCTGACGAACCACTTGAACCTGAGCTACCATTTGTTCCGCTAGAACCTGAAGAACCGCTCGTACCTGATGAACCTGAACTACCATTAATACCTGATGTTCCTGAGCTACCACTTGAACCTGATGAACCTGATGAACCTGAACTTCCACTTGTTCCTGAAGAACCACTAGTTCCCGATGAACCACTTGAACCTGAAGTACCCGAGCTACCACTTGACCCTGATGTTCCAGAAGAACCTGAACTTCCACTTGTTCCTGAAGAACCACTTGAACCTGATGTTCCTGAACTACCTGAAGAACCGCTGGTTCCACTTGAGCCAGATGTTCCACTTGTTCCAGAACTACCTGAACTACCATTGGTACCACTTGAACCCGAACTTCCACTAGTTCCTGATGAACCCGAACTTCCACTAGTTCCTGATAAACCTGAACTACCTGAAGTTCCACTTGTTCCGCTTGAGCCTGAAGAACCAGATGTTCCTGAACTTCCGCTAGTACCTGATGAACCCGATGTTCCACTTGAGCCTGAACGTCCACTAGAACCTGAAGAGCCAGATGTTCCTGAAGAACCTGAGCTTCCACTTGCTCCTGATGAACCACTTGAACCAGATGTTCCTGATGAACCTGAACTTCCATTAGCACCACTTGTTCCAGAACTACCCGAAGAACCTGAAGTTCCACTTGAACCTGAAGAGCCAGAGGTTCCGCTTGAACCTGAACTACCATTGGCGCCGCTTGTTCCTGAAGAACCACTTGACCCAGATGTTCCTGAAGAGCCCGAACTACCACTTGTTCCAGAACTACCCGAACTACCATTAGCTCCTGATGTTCCTGACGAACCACTTGAACCTGAAGTTCCTGAACTTCCACTAGTACCTGAAGAACCTGAACGTCCGCTTGAACCAGATGAACCAGAACTACCTGAAGAACCGCTAGTTCCACTTGACCCTGAACTACCGCTAGTGCCTGATGACCCTGAACTACCGCTAGTTCCACTTGACCCTGAACTTCCACTTGTTCCTGATGAACCTGAACTTCCATTAACACCACTTGTTCCACTTGAACCTGAACTTCCGCTAGTACCTGAAGAACCAGATGTTCCACTTGAGCCCGAACTACCATTAGCTCCTGATGTTCCCGAAGAACCACTTGACCCAGATGTTCCTGACGAACCACTTGTTCCGCTTGAACCAGATGTTCCTGACGAACCACTTGTTCCGCTTGAACCTGAACTACCATTCGCACCTGAGGTTCCACTAGTACCTGATGAACCTGAAGTTCCTGAACTACCACTAGTTCCAGAAGAACCTGAACGTCCACTTGAACCAGACGAACCACTTGAACCTGAACTACCACTCGAACCGCTTGTTCCTGATGAACCAGAAGTTCCTGAAGAACCCGATGTTCCACTTGTTCCAGAACTACCTGAACTACCATTCGCACCTGAGGTTCCACTTGAGCCAGATGAACCTGAAGTTCCTGAGCTACCACTTGTACCTGAAGTTCCTGATGAACCTGAGCTACCATTGATTCCACTTGTTCCTGAACTACCCGAAGAACCGCTTGTTCCGTTTGTTCCGCTTGAACCAGATGTTCCTGAAGAACCTGAGGTTCCGCTAGTTCCTGAAGAACCTGAGGTTCCGCTAGTTCCTGATGAACCTGAACGTCCACTTGAACCAGAACTACCTGAAGAGCCAGATGTTCCTGATGAGCCAGAACTTCCACTTGTTCCCGATGAACCTGAACTACCACTAGTTCCTGATGAACCAGAACTTCCATTTGCTCCGCTTGAACCTGAAGTTCCTGAGCTACCACTCGTTCCTGAAGAACCGCTTGAACCAGATGTTCCGCTTGAACCCGAAGAACCATTAGCACCTGATGTTCCCGAACTTCCACTTGAACCGCTAGTTCCTGAAGAACCCGAACTTCCATTAACACCACTTGTTCCACTTGAACCTGAACTACCGCTCGTACCCGAAGAACCTGAGCTACCTGAACCTGATGTTCCCGATGAGCCCGAACTTCCATTTGTTCCTGAAGAACCTGATGAACCGCTAGTTCCAGAACTACCTGAACTACCATTAACACCACTTGTCCCACTTGAACCAGAACTACCGCTTGTGCCAGAAGAACCATCTCCTCCTGACGCTCCTTCTAAATTAGTTTCCCAATTACAAAAAGTTCCCGTTCCTGATATTGCGGTTACTTGTAAAACTAAAACACCTGTTGAAGGATTATAACTAATAACTTTACCTGTAAAATAATTACTTACACTATTTGCAACAAGTACACTTTGTCCTATTGTATAAGAAAGATTTGTACTTGCGGTTAAAGTAATATTTAACCCAACGGTTAATCCACTTAAAGTTATACAATCCGTAGATAATCCAGAATAATCAGAAGAGGTTCCGCTAGTTCCTGAAGAACCACTTGAACCTGAAGTTCCACTTGAGCCAGATGAACCTGAACTTCCATTAGTTCCGCTAGAGCCACTTGAACCAGAAGTTCCTGATGAACCACTTGAACCAGAGATTCCTGAAGAACCTGAGCTTCCGCTAGTTCCCGAAGAACCACTAGAACCCGATGTTCCTGAACTACCACTTGTTCCTGATGAACCACTTGAACCCGATGTTCCCGAACTTCCTGAACTACCATTAACACCACTTGTTCCCGAAGAACCGCTTGAGCCAGAAGTTCCTGATGAACCTGAACTTCCACTTGTACCTGAAGAGCCACTTGAGCCTGAAGTTCCACTTGAGCCTGAAGAACCGCTTGTTCCACTTGAACCTGAAGTTCCCGATGAACCTGAACTACCACTTATACCAGATGAACCTGAACTACCACTTATACCAGATGAACCTGAACTACCATTAGTCCCTGAAGAACCACTTGAACCAGATGTTCCTGAAGAGCCACTTGTTCCTGAAGAGCCACTTGTTCCTGACGAGCCACTTGTTCCTGATGAACCTGAAGAACCACTTGAGCCTGAACCTGATGTTCCAGATGAACCTGAACTTCCACTAGTTCCTGACGAACCACTTGAACCAGATGTCCCTGAACTACCACTTGAACCTGAGCTTCCACTTAAACCTGAACTACCGCTTGTCCCTGAACTACCCGAACTTCCGCTAGTTCCTGAAGAACCCGAACTGCCAGAACCTGATGTTCCTGATGAACCCGAACTTCCGCTAGTTCCTGAAGAACCACTTGTCCCTGAACTACCCGAACTTCCACTATTACCTGAAGAACCACTTGAACCTGATGTTCCCGAAGAACCTGAACTTCCACTAGTACCCGAACTACCTGATGTTCCTGAACTTCCGCTAGTTCCTGATGAACCCGAACGACCGCTTGAGCCAGACGAACCTGAACTTCCACTAGTACCTGAAGAACCTGAACTTCCGCTAGTTCCTGATGAACCCGAAGTTCCTGATGAACCTGAGCTACCACCACTACCTGAACTTCCGCTAGTACCTGAAGAACCAGAGGTTCCTGATGAACCTGAACTTCCGTTAGTACCCGAACTACCTGATGTTCCGCTTGAACCACTTGTCCCTGAACTACCACTTGAACCTGATGTTCCAGATGAACCTGAACTTCCACCAGTCCCTGATGAACCACTTGAACCTGATGTTCCTGAACTTCCTGAACCAGATGTTCCCGAAGAACCTGAGCTACCTGAACCTGATGTTCCTGATGAACCCGAACTTCCACTTGTTCCTGAAGAACCACTTGAACCTGATGTTCCTGAAGAACCTGAACTACCCGAAGAACCATCTCCTCCTGAAGCTCCCTCCAAATTAGTATCCCAAGTACAAAAAGTACCTGTTCCTGATATTGCAGTTACTTGTAATACTAAAACACCCGTTAAAGGATTATAACTAACAACTTGACCCGTGAAATAGTTAGTGACACTATTTGCAACAAGCACACTTTGTCCTATGGTATAAGAAAGTGAAAGTCCTACATTTAAGGTAGTATTTAATCCAACTGTTAATCCGCTTAAAGTTATACAATCCGTAGATGAACCAGCATAATCGGGAGAAGTTCCACTTGTACCTGAACTACCACTTGAACCACTTGAACCTGAAGAGCCACTTGAGCCCGAAGAGCCCGAGCTTCCACTTGAACCAGCATTTGTTGTAAATCCTGTTATTGTAACAACACCCCCATAGTTATTGACTAAGGTTAATGTTTCCGCAGAGCTACTAAACGTACCTCCTGTAATATATGTGTCGGTTAAACCTGTAATTGTTACGGTTCCACCTGTGGCATTATAAAGTTCTAAATTACCCGCATCATAATCCAAAGTACCACCTGTAACACCCGCCCCTGAACCTGATGTGATACCTGTGACTTGAATTACTGAACCTGTATTTGTAGTAAATAAAAGTGTATTACCCGAATAGGTTCCACCTGTAATAACAGGGTATGAACCATTAAAAATAATCCAATTTGAATCGTTTCTTGTTGCACCATTTTGACCTTCAATTGTTGAGCCAGTCCATGCGGTAATTAAATCAACACCTTGAGGTGTTGTTGACCTAACATTTGCACCATAATCACTAAAGATTACTGTATTTGTTGCACCTGTCGCATTATCCCAAATGGTTTGATAATTGTCAATTTGAAATTGATAAAAAGTATTGCTCTCATACACATAAGCCAACATACCCAATCTTCTTCTACCTGTTGACCAATAGTCTGAGTTTAAAGTTAAGATATCAGGTGAATATCCAGCTCCCGTACCTTTAAAAAATTGAATAGGTATCGTTGAACCTGTTATAAAACCTGTTTGTCCTGAAAAGTTCCATACCAAGTCAGATAGGTTGGCAACCTCCATATAACCACCTGTATTAGATACAGAATAGGTTATACCAAAATTAGAAGTTGGTTCTAATGATAGTTGGAAACTTTGTCTCGACGCCGAGAGTGGATTATTATATGGAAAACTCATTATGCTACTGTATTACCTTTAAAGTAAATATTATCGTTGTCTATTATATAGAACGCTACGTCCGCAAATGTTGTATAAACTTTATAAGTGTTTGGCGGTATTGTTGTTCCTGTATATGTGAACGAATTATTTCTTATTGTTGAATCTGTTATGACTGTACTCAACGTATTTGCAACTATACCAAAGTCAATCTGTGTTTGTTCTAATCCATTTGTGGCACTTACTGGAATAACCCAAGTATACCAAGCAGCAACTCCAATACTTCCAGCTGGTACTTGGTGTGTTATAAAGTTATAAGCGGTAATTGCGTTTCCATAAGCGTCAAGACCTCCCGAAGTTTGTGGTACCACCTCAAGTTGTACCGCAGGGAATGTTCCACCCGTCCAACCTGAGAATGATACGTATTGGTTCATATCAATATTAAATTGAGTTGGGTTTATCGTATTAGGTATTGAAGAATTTGTGAATCCAAAGAATGTTCTTGAACTATCCAAATCATACAAGTATTGTCCGATACTTGTTGAACCTGTTTGAGGTTCAATAAATAAGTAAGCGAAATCAACTGATGGAGTCGATGACGGTGTAGGAGTTGGAGTTGGACTAGTACCAGGACCTTGTGTTGGAGTCGGAGTAACCGTTGGAGTAACTGTCGGCGTACGTGTATTTGTTGGAGTTACTGTCGGTGTACGTGTATTTGTTGGAGTTACTGTTGGTGTTCGTGTATTTGTAGGTGTAATACTTGGAGTAACCGTATTAGTTGGAGTAATAGTTGGTGTTGGTGTTGGTGTTTTAGTTGGAGTTGGTGTAACACAAGCCAAGTTTATCGTAACACCACTTAACATTTGTGTTTTTGTTTGAGCCGAATAATAGATTGTTTCATCCAAATAAACATTAAACGGACCAATGGCAGTTGAATTAGATGTTAACTTAACAAGATATGTAGAACACCCGCTTACGGTTACTTGCTGTTCTATCGCAGCATCACACCCCTCATAAATATTTGTAACGGTTATTACGTATGTTAACATCTAAAGTATTTTTCTAATAAATACCTTAACACATTGATTTTACCATAAAAATGGGGTTATTTAATTAAACCTCCTCAACTATGATTTGAAATGCACAACCATAGGTACATTCTAATATTTTAGTTGTTTCACAACCCTCAGAAGATACGACCTTTATCATTATTTCAGGTGCGGTGTCAAATATCTCAGGAATTGTTGAATTAAATGATTGTGAGGGGGGCACGGGACCAGGATTTATCGTACCAACTAATGTTTCATAATTACCAAAAATATTTGACACATAAACACTCATTGGATAGGTACATCCCGATATTGCTTCTATTCTTACTTGTATCATTATAAAAATATTATGAAGGAGTCATAGTTGGAGTTGGAGTTTTAGTTGGAGTTACGGTAGGAGTTGCAGTTTTGGTTGGTGTAATGCTTGGTGTCACGGTATTTGTAGGTGTAATACTTGGAGTAACTGTATTAGTAGGAGTAACAGTTGGAGTAACTGTATTAGTAGGAGTTGTGGTTGGCGTAGGAGTTGTGGTTGGGGTAGGTGTTGGTAATTCACAAGATAAACACATTATATCATAAACAATCGTTAATTCAACAACAATTTCTTGCCCATTTAATGTTGTGTCTCCAGCTCTAGTACTAACTTTTATTTGATTACTTACTGAATCGAAGGACACTCCCCCAACACCAGGAACTGTTAACAATAAATCTTTAACCGTATCATAATATAAGTTATCGCTTGGTGCCGATACTAATGATGTGGATGTAAAGAAATTTTGACTTGTAGTTAAATTCAACGGGTTAACCGAAACCTTAACGCCAAATACCGCAGAAAGTAAATCACAATTTACTTTATCAATTGTTAAATCATTAAACCCTTCATTTAACATTTGAAGTAATCCATATTTTGTTTGTGATTGAATTGTAAATTGTTCACCACCCATCACATAGGTTTGATATGACACATTAAGAGCACTACAATCTATAATTGTACTTCTTGTTAAAATACAACCATCGTCAGCAACAACAGTTAAACTGTATGTCCCTGCGGTCAATCCTGTAACTTGAATTTGTTGTGGATTATTAGGAACATTGTCTGACCAATAAAATTCAAATGGTGGTGTTCCTGTTGAAATTAATGCGGTTAACAACCCATCGGAACCTTCTCCACAAGAAGTATTATATAATGAAAAATCTAATGGTTCACTTGTGTCAACATAAACTTGTGTCGTTTGAGTACATCCTGTGGCATCGGTAACTGTTATAGTGTGTTGTCCCCAAGATACATTTGTAAATGTAACTGCAGATAATGAAGTGTCAAAAATATCTTGAGTGGCATCTAATGAATAATAGTAAGGAGGTTGTCCACCATCACTTTTTGTAACTATAATTGTACCATTAGCTTGATTACAAGTTGTTCCTGTAACCTCAGTTGAAATTGTGTATGTATCTGTCGCAAATAAACTGATTTCTTCTATAAACGAACATCCTGAGGCATCTTGAATCGCAACGCTATAAGTTCCTGTTGATAAATTATTAAATAATTGAGACGATTGTGAAGTTGCTATGTTAGAAGTATTTCCATTAGGATATATTAAGGTGTATAAATATGGTGAAGTTCCTCCCGCTAAAGACACTAAAATAGAACCGTCGCTACTTGAGCATGTTGAACCCTGACTTGAGATTACTACTGACGCAACACCTAACGGAGTTAATAAAGTTACACTAGCATTTAAAGTACAAAAAGCACAATCCGTAACTAAAAAGTTATAATTACCTGAAGATAATCCACTAATTGTCCAAGATGTCGATTCTTGTATCGTAAAATTTCCTGTAGAGGCAGAATAATAATAAGGTGCCGTTCCACCTGTAATTTGTATTGTTATTGAACCGTCCGCGGCAAAACAAGATGGTTGAACCACAGTAAAGACTCCAAGTCCAATTGGGGAAACATCTGTTACTGTCGCACCTTGACTAGCAACACAACCAAAATTATCAGTAACTTGAACTGAATAATTTCCAGCGGTTAACCCTGTAATAAGTGGAGTTGTTTGTCCATTACTCCATAAATAAGTAAATGGCTGTGTTCCTGTAACACCTGTTATTCCAATTCTTCCCACAGGTGTACCACCACAACTTGAATTTGGTACCACTTGAATACCAAAACTAAGTGGTGTTGAATCCTCGATTATAAAATTTTGACTTTCTCCTGAACATCCTCCCAAATCTTCAGCAGTCATATAATATGTTCCCGCAGTTAAACTACCAAAAATAACATTTGATGTGTTTGTAACTGCTGATGTGATATAACTTCCATTACCCGAATATAAATAAAAGTTTGTTGAGGAATAATCTGAAGTAGATGTTCCTGTCACTATACCGTTATCTAAACCGCAAGTGGTACTTTGAACATTTAAAATACTAACACAAATACCTGAAGATATTGGTATGTTAACATAGAATTGTTGGTTTGTTGGTAAGGTACTATCATTAACTAAAACACCATACGTCCCCGCACTTAAAGATGTTCTAACAGATGGTAATATTGTTACAACATCTGAACCTAAATTTGGTACTTGCCAATCAATAGTATATGGTGGAGTTCCTCCATACGCTAATATGGATGCACTCCCCGCCGATAGTGATAAACAATCACCTGTTATTGATATGGTATAATTAAATGCTGACATTATTCGGTACAGTTGATACTAATATTTATTCCTACGTTTAACAAAACAGTATCCGCAACATTTTGAGTTAAACAAGCCAAGTTAGATATAGTTAATGTATTACCATTTTGGAAATATGTATACCCATAATTATATAATTGTGGTAAATAATTTTCTAAAGCATCATTCCATTGATTACTAGTTGGAACATCACTCATACCATAACCAGTATAAAATAACTGATTAATAATTTCTTCACCACCAATAGTCAAATTTACATACCAATCAGTTCCTACTGAATTTTGACTACATTGACTTAGAGTTAAACCACTTTGAGCTAACATATTGTTAATTCTATTAACAAGAATACTACTAAAATTTGATACGGTTATATCACCATTAAACCAAGGATATATGTTAAAAACTGCGGACTCACTGTTACAGGTATAATCAAATATATTTGATATAATATAACACGATTCAACGGGAACAGGTACAAATTGACATCCTCTTTGTCTTCTATAAACAAATTTTTGTTTGTGGAAGATTGAGTTTTCTAATCTGACACCACCATTCCAAATTGTCGTTGCAGGAATCATTTGTTCCACCAACTTGGTCCAATATGGTCCAATACCATTAACATAATCTATTAATTTTTGATAGGTGTATTTGTTGTTCGGTAATCCTACAGTTTGTTCTGATTCGATATACTTCCAAAAGATTGATTGTAATGTTGGATATCCTCCAGTTTTACCATCACTAATGTATTGTCTATTTCTTGTATTAATCATGTTTTCCCAAAACGTTTGAGAAAATTCAAAGAAAGTTTTTTTCTTTGGTTCAGGATTAATGTATGTCCAATCAACTCCACCAGGAACAGGATAACCGACAGTTAAACCTGATTCAGGAATTGGGTAATCGTATTGTCTTGATTGTTCCCAAACGTCATAAACAAGTCCTTGGGCGGGATTTAAAAATAAATCAATATTCTTAACGTTTAAAACTAGTTTTTCATTATCAACAAAATAATAAGCATTGTAATCTCCTTGAGTTGAAACTCTAAGTTTGTCATCAGTTGATAACCAAGATTTATTATTATCAACTACTTTTTGTAGTTTAAATCCTTCATTCATATACGGAAAATCTCTATATCTGTTAAGATAAGTTTGACCATATGTAAAAGGAGTTAATTGAGTTTGGATATCATAATTTTGTCCTGTATAAACATTACCTGTTAATTGTACCTCATCAGGACTTCTATGTTGTGGTGTTGTTTCATACCAACCCGCACCTATTTGGAAGAAGTATGTTTCAGTATTTACAGGTGCCTTAGGGTAACCTTCAGCGTCCATCGGATAATCTTCTAATCTAATACTAACATCTTGATAAGTCGCGGTTGATGTAAACGCGCTATATATTCGTCCCTTAATTTTATATGTATCACCAGGTAAATAACTTGGAACTCTATCCTCATAAGTACCTCCTGATATTTGAGCCCATTGGGTATAGAATTGGTCAAGGTTAATTTTTTGGTCTGCCAAGTAAATGTGTTCATTATATTCAATTAATGAATCAGGTGCCCCGATTAATCTTAATAAGAACTCAATGGACCTTCTTGTTCCTTTTGATTTAAAAAGATAAGAAGCATTAAGAATTAAGTTTCTATAGTAAGCATAATTTAATTCTGTTGGTGTAAGAGCCCTTGCATATCCAGGATATGTAGGAGTTGATGTATTACCAAAAACAGAACTTAAGAAATCTTCATTGGTTATTGGTGAAAAGTTTGACGACCATCCTAAAGTCCTTGCCAAGTTAACCAACAATTCAGATGGTATATCATTTGAAGGGTTATAGTTAACCGAATTCATATACGCCAATCCATCAATAAATTGTTTTATTTGGTCAAAACTTCTACCATAGATTTGGAATATTTTTTCAACTTTTTGACCCAAAGTATCAAACTCTTTCAACGAATCTGTTACTAAAAATCTTGAAATTAAATTTGTTTTAAACGAATCTAAATTAACTGAAATTTCTTGAATTTGTTCCAAATAAGCATCAAACAAAAATGAACTAATATCTAAATTCCAAGGACCTTGTTTTGGCCAAGTAACTCGTTTATATTCGGTATATGTTTGACCATATTCATTTTGTTGTGGAACTTGAAATATTGCAGTATATTCGGGTCTAACTAATCTATTAAGTAAAAATTGCTCAATTTCGTCAAACGATTCTTGGAATATCTTATCAACAATAAAGTCATTTGGTCTGATTTGATAATCGTCATTAATTGTTGTTGCAGTTGTACCAAATGGTGCTCCTGAAACATAAAATTGAACATAACCTGAAGATAAAGTATTTGAAGGTGAAAAAGAAACTACCTTAAAAATATCATCATTAATACTAACACAATAATCTAAGTATGTGTTGTATAAATTTCTATATGGTGATACGGTGATTTCTCTAATTGACAAGTTAGTTGCCGCACTAATTGAATAATCAATATCAAACGGATTATTTATCCTATCAACATTTACTTTAAAGTAAGTTTCGTCATTTTGAGCGTCGTATACTATGTCGTATGCGGTATTACCTGTTACATAATCATCATTATTAAACACAACATCTAAGGATGCTGGAAAATAATTAACAATTTTAGTGATGGACACGCTAAATCTTTTAGAAAGAGAGCCATACATTGAAAAGTTAAGGACCTGAGAAATATCATAGTTAGGGTAAACCCTAAATTGGGTGGCAAGAATTCTTCTACTCTCAATCAAATCATCAATACCCATCATTTCTAATGACATTGGTTCAGAGAACGCACCAACATTAAAAGTTCTGTTTACCTTTTCTGTTACACCAGTTGTAAATTCAAAATTACCTTGCGTAAGTCCTCCACCCTCAACAGTTTGTAATCCTACAATATTGTCAGAGAAGGTACCCGCACCATTACCTGGTCTTGGAGGGTAAAAGTATTTAGTATTTTTGGTTTCTACCGCCATTAGGTTGTTATTGTTGTAAAGTTTTTACTAAAATCAATGTTATTTCCTCTACTTTGTCTAACCTCATATAATAGAGCATTAAATTGGTCTCTGATTTCATATAGGTTGTATTGTCTATAGATGTTATTTTGAGTATCGTAAATTGTATAGATACCGTCATCAATAGATTTTGTTTGATTACCATAAAGAGCAATTGCAAGAGATGATACATCATATTCAACCATTTCTATTTCTAAAGTAACAGGATTAAAAAACGTATTACTGATTATAATATTTTGATTTGGTTGACCAATAAATGGAGTCGCATTTGGCTTATTTGTTGGTGAAGACGAAGGTGATAAAGTTAAGAATATTAAATTTGAATTACCGTCAACATATCTATATCTTATTGATTTTTGAGTTGTGTTTACTTCATTACTTACAACAGGTTCACAAAAGAAAGACGATGTAACTACCCTAAAAAAGTTAGGTATTTTTGACCCATCAGGATTTAAATACTCAATTCTAAAACCAACTAATCCTTGAGGGACAAATTTATTTTGAAATTGTACTGGTACATTAGTTATATCAATTATAATACCTTTAACATTTGGTAATGCACTTAACACACCGCAATCAGTAATTTTGGTTCTGATTTGAGCGGGTCTCAAATATAAAGTATAGATACCAAGAGCGTTGAACTGTTGTGCAGGTAGTGTTAAATTATATAATCCACCAATAATCTCAACGTTCGCATTTCCACCTGTCTCAGTGTTATTGAAATAAGGTTTTAATATTGTTTGTGCGTCAAGTTCTGTTAGAATAAAGTTATCCGTAACATCTCTTGATGCTGTGTAGTTCATTATTATCTGAACATCTTCAGGACTAACGTCCGAAGGTCTTATTGTTCCATATGAGCCGATTGCCATTTGTTTTTATTTTATAAATAGTTTAGTTCTTTTTTTCAACGTTAAAAAATCCATATCCGTAATTAATCATATCACCAAGATTATCAACTTCACCCAATCTTTGTATTCTTTCGTAGGCTGAGTTTTTACCTCTCTCAACATAAATGTTCGTTTGTACTTGTGCCTGGTCAATAACTTTAAGTAATGCTTCATCTTTTGTGATTGGCGTTTGAGTTAAATTATTTTGAGTAAATCCTGAAGATTGTTCAAAAAATAAAGTTATTCCTGTTATATAATCATAATAATTTACGTCATTAATTGTATATGCCGTGAAAATTGGATTCATGTCAGTAATCGCTCCCCATATTCTTCCGTTTTTAATTACAGGTACTCCTACCACATATTTTACAGAACCATACAACGCCAAATCAGTGACACTTGATTTTGTTATTCCTGATATAGTATAAGGTACCGTAACATAATTAAAAGATGTTTGAGCGGAAACTTCATTAACCGCATCACCTGAGAATATATAGTCGTAACTTACGGGTGTTTTAACCCAATTACCTCCCGAAGGAATAAAAAATGCTTCGCCATTAGGGTTGTTTATAACAACATTCGAATAAGGTGTTGTAATCGTCTTTGTAACTCTTGTAACACCCCAAGGATTTGTTTGCTCTAACGAAATATTATAAGTTCTGTTTGCAACAGGATATGTATGACTTAATGAATTTGGTACGTAAGTAGTAATTGTTTGTTTTGGAGAACCATCACCCCAATCCACTTTATATGCTGACAAATCAAGGAATTTTTGAAATTCACTCGATGTGTTATAAATGTTATAAGTATATGGGTTTGATGTGGTCGATGAAAATATGAAATTAGCAACAACATCCTTCTGTAATACTGCACCATCAAATGGACTATAGTATCCAACATCAATTGCGGTTTGTCTGATTAATATTGGAATGGTTAAACCTGTTAACAATGAGGTTCCGTTAGGACCTGATGTCACTACCTCAGTCATCGCAGAGTAAACCCCTACCGTTTGTCCTGAATAAGTCGAACTAACATCTTGTCCTTGTAAATTAACCGTAAAGATATCCCCTTTAATTGTTTGGGGTGATATTATAATATTATAAAAATCTTCCATTATTTTGGATTAACGTATTCATACCATTTTATGGGTACCGTTACCCCAGCCCTTTGATTAAGACCATTTTGACTATAAGCATTCTGATACGGGTTCATATTAAACACTTGGTAGTTGTGTTTCTCGTAATCCAACTTAACTCTATAATAGAAACATTTTGTATTATCAAAAGTGTATTTATCTCCTATTAATGACGATTGTGGTATATTCATCATTTTAACAAAATAACCTTTTTTAGCATCATAGAATTTAGCCGCCATAAAGAATGTGTCAATGTCCAAGAAATTTCTTTTCTTTAACCAATAAACAAAGAATCCTTCTTTATCCCCAACATAATCCAATACAAAATAAGGTTTTTTAATCTTAACAGGTGTTCGTTGCATTAACGCGTCCATTGTTAAACCCTGTTGTGTCGGGATTATAATTGTTATGTAGTTTTTTTGTCTTTTTTCGTCCACATTGTCGTAGAAATCCAATTTGAAAAATGAATTAGAAAAGTTGTTTGTGTAATAATAAATCTCATCAGTTGTGAAACCTTCCATTTGATAGTTACACCCCCAACTTGTTGATGCACTTAAAGAACCTCCCGAATAAAAATTAAATTCATATTGGATGTCTGTAATTTCATCATATTGATGTGTTGCAGTATTAAAGAATGTATATGGAGCATTTGGAAATCTATCAACTTCAAAATCTCCACCAATTCCAACAACTTGTTCTATGATGTTTGCCTCATATTCTTCAATACTTTGGTCCAATCCCAAGTAATCCCAAGTTAATTGTACGGGTATTGTTATTTCTCTGTCAACAAACCCTTCTTGTCTTATTTGTATCTTATTCACATCCATCTATTAAAGGTTTTACAGGGTAACTAACTCCAAGTAATGCAGAGTTATAGTTTATTCCTTCAGGGATTAATCTAAATTGAACTTCCTTAAATGGGTATTGAGCCCTATTAAGAAATGGATAATCTACACCCCTGTCCAAATTATCAATAAACCCATAACTGTATATATCTCTCCATCTGAATTGTTGGTCAGAATTTGAGAAATAAGAGTAAGCAGGTACATTATCCACAAATTGAATATCTCCTGTCTCAATGTAGTCAGAGAATACTCTAACTGTCATTGATGTGTGGGGCTCATAATAAAAACCAGGTGCGTTCGTATCTGAAGTTGAAGTTGTTTGGAAAATATCTTGATTATATTTTATCTTTTGATAATAAGGTGCCACAACTCTTTCTGTTTGGTCGTAGTCATTCCACTCACAAAAATCACCGTCAATAGTATCACCCGACATTAGATTTTGGTTATAATAAAATGTTTTGGAAGACAATGTATATGCCGATGTTTTGATATTTGTATTTGATTTTAAATTAGTACCATCCCACCAATAATTTGCAGTACTAGTTAAATTAAACTCCCAACCTTGTTTTAACCCAATACCATTGTTTGGTTTGTTGAAGTATCCTGTATAACCCTTATTGATTATGGTTAAAAACAATTCGCTAACAGGTCTTTTTTGGTTATCAATTACATCATTAAGATTTAAATCATAATTCACCGTAATGTTATAAGAATTACTACTTGTTTTTTGAGAAACTCTTGAAACTCTGTTGGGTGTAATTGAACTAAATTCAAATTGTCTTTCTTCAGGAAATACATTTTTTTCAAACGCATTTTTTGTCATAATACAATCTTCAAGATTTGTTATAATCTTATGTTCTCTGACGTAGTATTTTGACGTAGTTTCTAAAATATTATCAGGATTGGTAACTCTTTTGAAAGTACCTGTCACATTATTTGCAAAAGTTGCCCCAGAATAACCAACATTAAAAAGGTTAAAAATATAGACATCACTACCAAAATTATCATTACCTAATGAATAAACTTGGAATAACTTAATATTGTTATAATTAATCGACAATTCGACATATTCTCCCACAGATAAACCGTGTGGTGATATACATTGGAAACTTATAACATTGTTTCCGTTTTGAACATTATTTTTAATGTAAAATGGAATTCCTTGATTTGCATACCAAGTTAAACTTGTACCATTTAATGTATATGATAATTGTTTATCGTAATTGTTTTTATGAGGATAACTAACGTAATAAGTCCAATTGTATGTGTAAGCGCTTTTGGCTCGATAAGTAATGTGTTGGTCACTTACATCGGGTCTATAAAAATCAAATTCATAGTATTGTGGAAACCCTTTCCATATCTTATTATCCATTGACGCTATTTGGTCTGCATAATATAACGTGTTTACAAATGGAGTATAATTAGTAGTTCCAGTATAGGTATTGGCATAAAAATAATTAACCTTAAATGTTGGTCTAAAAATGTTGTTTAACTGTCTTTCATCATCGTAGATTTGAGCTAAACTAATACTTTGACTTCTATCATATTCGGTAATTTGTTGACTTTGTTGTTCTAAAGACAATGAAATTTCTTGGTCAACCGCTGGTGCTGACTTATACTCTAAACCACTTGGTATAATTGTATATTTATTCACTTATTGAGTATTTTGTTTTGAATTTATCTAACGCACTTTCACCTTTCATAATACCAAAATAAAATTGGAATGGAGCTCCAACAATAAATTTAGCAGATTTTGTACCTGTTGCACTATACTTACCTGTTACAGGGTCAACACTAAAGATATACCCTCTTTTATTTAAATCATCTTTATCGGGACTTGTACTTAAGTTTTCACTTATAAAATAACTTGGTGTTGCTCCAGGTATTTCAGTTCTATCCAATGACTGGTATTTTTTACCCTGAACAATATCCGCTTCCTCTGTTGCCCAACTATTATATTGACTACCAAATATTGTATTATTAGTAACACCAGTATTTAACCCCCATTGATAGAACGGCACAACTTGTGATTTAATACCATATGGATACGGGTAGTATCCAACATCATTATTACCTCTAAAATTAATTCTTCCTGGTGTTAAAAAATCTTTAGTTTGTAAATTTTGTGTTGTTGATGAGAACCACACAGCCATAACAGGGTTATCTGCGGTACCTAAAATACTTGTTGGGGGTGATGAGTCATAATATTCGGGTGAGAAATTAATATTCCCAATTTCACTATTAATTGACAATAACTGAGCAAAATCACCATCGACTCTTCTAAGAGCAAAATCACTTTTACGTCCAGGTCTTGAGAATAATTGGTTAACTGAGTTATCACCTACCGATAAAATCTGTGCAAGAAAACTTTCATCCGTTATTCTTGATATTACAAATAGGTTTACAAGGTCTGAAGTATCTCCATAACTTGTAGAATCAATGTCAGGGATAATATATGCTCTTGTTGAGGGGTCAAATGAAAGTTCCGAATAAAAACTATCTTTATATCCTAAATTTGCAATTGTGGTGGGGAACATTAAATTAACCTTGTTAACTGATGTTGGTTCATTTGTTCTTCTACCAACAAATTTACTATCAGACATACGATATGGACTACTTCTGTAATAAAAATTAGTTGTCTTATCATCAAAATAGGATAAGTGATTGCAGAATATTGGTGTTTTTGGTTTGTTTTGTTTATCATAAAAAGTGTCAACCTGTAATGGAAACATATATAGGGAACCATTAACCCAATTATTTGTAAATGTTTGAGATAATACTCCTCTACATAAAGCATAAAAGAATCTAAATCTATAACTCCATTCTAAAAAGTTTTTTAAGTCCTTACCTAAATCTAATAGTGGTTTGTTCACAAACACATAACAACCTAATTCAATGTTATCGGAATCCGAACATCCAGGTTTAATCCCAAAATCTTTTCCAAACCCAGTGTAACATTTTAATCCAACCATTTTTTCACAACTAAAACTTTCTAACACAGTTTCTGCGTTTGGTAAACCCTCAAGTTCTGCGGTAACAATAGAAGCCCCTGTACTGGCACCGTTAACCGATACATTAGTACCATCCTCACTTAATAGATAAGTTTGAAATCCAAGATTTTGTTGTAGTAACGGTTGAGAAGCGGAACCGTCTTGGAAATAATCTGATGATGGTAATCTATCAGTCCTCATAACATTAAGAGTTTTAGTACTAATAGTCATACCCGTTTTAGTTGGTAATGAGGGCGTGTAAGAATAATCAGTTGGGAAAATATCAGAATAGTAGCTTGAACTTCCGTCCCTATTTTTTGGTGCAAGGTCAAAATTAATATAAACACCGTTCCCTGATAAATCTTCAGATGAGTCATAGTAAGCATTTCCCGTTCCTTGAGCCGCTTGGTTAGCTCCTTGTGATACTAAACATTTAACCCCGCCAAGAGTAGTTGTAGTAAAATATGTTGAGCTAGGAAGATTACCATCCAAAACACCATAATACCTAACAGCGTTGGTTGAAAATGCGGAAAATTGTAATCCAGGAATTTGAGAATTATTAATACCCGCCTCAAAAAAGTGAGATGGTGTGAATATAGCACTTTGACCTGATTGGAAGTTTTGTACAGATATACCACCAGATGGTACAATTTGAATTGGTGTATTAATCCTTGTTGATGCCGTAAAAGTAACATCACTATTAGTTGTAAATCCAAATAACGCTCCAACGCCGTATTCATTATTATATAATGGTGAATATGGGTCTACACCTCTTTGTAATATTGTTACATATTGATTGTCAAAATTTTCAAAACAATTTTTATAAGGCACTGAGTTTGATAACGTTTTGGTAACAGATAATAATGTTTCTTTATAATTTAAAGTAACCAAAATATTACCATCTAATATACTTGGGAATGTCTCAGTGCCTGGACTTGGATTAGTAAGATTAAAATATTCTGTTATGGTAAGTGCCGTTAATACTTGGAAATACTCGATATCTAAAGGATATTTATACCTTTGGCATGTTGGGCCAAGATTGGTTACAGTATACACTGCGGTTCCTCCTGTGGTTGATATGTCAATACAATCATTATCAACTATTGTATGTGAACCTGTAGTAATATATGTTAATGTTTTTGTTTCACCAAAACAAGTATTGTAAGTTGTCGTACCAGTACTTATAATATTTATGGTTAAACTAGCAACACATTGAGATTCTCCATCTCCAACTGAACCACCATTTAACCTATATGATTGTGTTAGTTGAGTATGTTGTCCATTAGATATTGATGTACTAGCGCCGCTCACTGTAATTGTACCTCCTGTTGGTAACAGTGCTTTTCCTTGTATCCCCCTAACCACTCCTGCAAATTTAGTTTCACCTGTCCATAGATAATTAACATCCTGACTAAGTGTAGGACTAACAAATGTTAATAATTGACCTGCCTCATATTTTTCACTATAAACAACTGTTAAGGTATTATCTGTATGTTTTTTACCAATATTAGAAGAGTAATCAAAAGTAACATCAATCTGATTAACCCCATCAAAATATTTTTTACGAGTGTTAAATACGTTAATTCTTTCACTTAAAGTTAACCCTGAAGTATAAGCCCATATGCGTCTAAAAGAACCATCTGCACTATATATCTTAGATTTTGTAGATTTAAAAGTACTCCTATTATTTATTGGATTATTTCTACTTCCTACCGCCTCACTAACTGCGGTTGTTGCAACAGTTTTACTATCTCTATTCTCTTCTTCTTTATCTGCACCTGTTTTATTAAAGTCACCACCAAAATTAAAAGTATCAAATAATTTTTGAGAATACTTACCACTATCACTAAATTGAGTTATTGTAGAACTTGCTGGTGATGAAATACCATCTTCAACCGTCTCTTCAGGTGTACATTCACAAGCTTGACAATCAGGATAAGTCATCATAGATAATTTAAATCTTCCAAATTTTTGTTTCACTATTTTCTTAAAATTAAGAATTAATAATGTTGCTCCAGTCCCGTATAATAAAGTTTGTGCAATAAAACCCGCAATCATACCTGCGGTCGCACCAAAAACTGCGGTACCTGCAATCGCACCTGCTGTTAAATATCCATAATTAACTGCGTTATATGTAAAATTTAAAATTAAATATGCTAAAATTAATACCGCAAAATTATTCCATAAAAACACAAGAAAATGATATGCTATTAACAATATTGGTCCAACTATTGACAGTATTTGAAATACAATTGAAAATAAAAAGAAGATAAAATCAAAATTTCTAAATCCTTCGTTTACAGGAAATTTATTAATTGTTGAATCACAATCTTGACTGTCAATTTCTTTAATACCTACAAATCTACCTCTAGCACCTTTTTTATATTCATCAATTAATAATGATGGAGTATATACTTTATTAAAATCAAACTGATAAAAAGTATCATCACAGTTAATTACTTCATTTAATCTATTATAATATTCATTTCCAGATGTTTTACTAAATCCGTCTGTATATCCACTCCAAGCCAATCCAAAATAATACGAACTTGATAATTGGTTCTTAGCGGTTGCATTCCCTTTCAATGGGTCATCTGAAGAATTTGCCCAACCATATTCTTTAACATTTGGTAATAGATAATAAGGTCGTCTTGTTTGCTGAGTTAAGGTTGCAGGTTGTTGCCATTTAACCTTAAATCTATACTTGGACTTAGTTGGGATACCAATAGTTGGGTCATAAGAAATTACTCTGTCACCAAATTCATTTGTTATATAATAATCCAAATTCATTGGTAGTTCGGTTAACCATGTACCTGAACCATCAATAATATTACCCGACTGTTCTAATTGATATTGTTCTAACACTGGATTACCTTCATCATCTTGGTAGATTGTTTGTCGTATTGCTAATATTTGCCCAGGTCCTGTTGTTAATTGACATAGGTTACCCATATTATCACGAGGTTTACAACCCCTCCTTACTCTAAAGGAATCTTCAGTTGAATATATTGAACCCATGAAAGTTGCCGTAGGTTGTATATCAACATTTGCACTATCTCTTAAATCAAAATCAACACGATTGATGGCAATATCACATAATTCAGGGTCACCCCAAAGCGGAGAAACTTCTAAATTCTTAACAACATTAATAATCTGTGGTAACGAATTCAAATCATTAGAACTTCTAAATCTATTTCCTGCAACTTGAGTTTCTGTTGCAAGTCCCATTCTAATTAAATCTTGTGGAGTTAATGAAAACTCACCAATATCTGATAAGTCAACATCCATAACTAAAGTGTGGTCACCTTGTGGTACCCCCATTATCATATAGTCACCACTATCGTTTGTCTTTACAGTAAACTTATAGTATTTGTCGTATATTTCTACTGCGGTCGCTCCTGTTAGATTGTCTAATCTTGTTGGTAATGTGCCTGTTGCCGCGTGAGCTGAATATGATTGTTCGTAAGGAAGTAAATTATATCTAAACCCATCTTCATTTTTATCATTTGGTGATTTGTATGGATAGATACTTGAAATTATTGGGTTTGATTCATCAATAGAACTTATTGGTATGAAGATTGAAACTCTTGCATTTGGTAATCCAAATCCGTTGTTTGCTGTAACTCTTCCTACAACCACACCATACTGTGCACAACTTTTAATATACACATCCTCTTGTTGAATCTTTAATGATAAAATCTCTAAAAATTCATACTCTTGGTCTAGTTGGATATTAATGGTTTTATTAATACCTAATTCTGTTCTTATTCTATACGATTGACCCATCAGTTTCCTTTAGTTTATAAATAGTTTATGTGGAATTTTTAAAGTATCCACACCATTAAATAATAACCTAAAGAAAAATAAAATAAACTTGTTATGAAAAAGTAATAGATTGGAAATTCTTAACCGAAACTCTGATATCCTTATTTGGGTATCTAATCTGATAAACTTGCGATGGTTGAGCAAAGATGGTATCATCAACAGGTCCAATTAATTTTGTTTCAGGGTTTGAATATGTCATCGATGTTTCTGCAGACGAATATTGTCCACCAACTTCATTAAACGTATCAATATTAGACACCGTTAACACACCATTTGTATTTTGTATTAAACTTCTAATTTCAGATAGATAAACATTTTGTCCTAATTGTCTTGTTTGAGGATTCAAGTATGCAGATACTTTATCAACAACACTTGAGATTACTTGTCCTGAATTCTGAGCAGAATCTAATACAATTGAAATGTCCATACTTAAGTCAATAACTTCAGCACTGAAGATTGAAATATAATCATTCATCATTCTATAGTTAGACAAATAATTTGCAATGTTCTGTTTTAACGTGTTTGAAACTATGTTAGTTAATTTACCTGAAGTATCATAAGATAATATTTGAATTAGAATTTTGTTGTCATTTTCAGTGATTGAAACTTTAGCAGGTGCTCCAAACTGAGCTGGCATGTTTCTAATTAATGATTCATAATCCTGAACAGTAACCGCTCTTTTTTGTGCTGCAAAGTTGAATGAAACATAGTTTCTAATTTCTTCTAAGGAAGGAATACCCGCACCACCAACCGCAGCGGTTACGTTAACACATCTTAATGAATTAACAACCGCAGAGTTTGTTGTCTCTGATGGTCCATTAACAAAGAATGAAACAGTACCAAGGGAATTAATTACATTTGTTCCTAAGTTTGTTGCCAAACCACCACCAACTCTATATTGGATAAAGAGTGTTGAGTTTGGAGTTAATGTTGAACCTAATGAAAGGTTATTTGAATATTTTTGTAAATCTAATGTAGTACCTAAAGTTGTGAATTGATTTAATTGGTCTTGAGCGGTATTTGTACCTCCACCGAATGTCATCTTCTTAAATCCTTCAGGTGTATATTCAGTTATAAATCTAGTTTGTGTTTGAATGTATTTACCAACTTTAATACCAGGTTGGTCCGAAACTTTAGTTGGGTCTTCAATAAAAACTCTGTCCTCTGCCAATGCATCAACCTCATACCATTTATTGTCTAACCCTAAAAATTCAGAAACTGATGGAGTGTTTGTATAATTCGTACCATTCTTTAATAAGACACTTGTAATACCTAAAACATTTTTTTCAGGTAAAAATAACTCAAAGAAAGGTTTAACATCGTTAGCATTAATTACTTTTTTGAAAACTTTGGTAATACCATTAACAACAAGTTCTCGTTTTGTAATAGTATAATTAATTAATATGTTATTCGCATTAAAATTTGGAATCTTTAGTCTATTTGGGAATCCTTGAGAATTGTATGGTGAGGCAAAATCAATGTCATATACATTCTCAAATACGATACCAGCTCCGACAACTTGTGAACCTCTCGATAAGGTACCAAGATATCTTTCATCTTCTTTATCACCAAACGCAGGAACTGTAATTGAAAAATCAACTAAAGATACTGATGGTCTTTGACCTGGTAACTTTAATCCATAAGTTCTGGCTATATTATATATTGATGACCTTTGTTGTGCATATTGTAATACAGTTTCCTGAATACTTCTATCAATATTGTAGTGTAGATTATCCGCAACCGCAGCATTTAAATCAAGGAATACCGAGAATACTGAAGCATCATTAAAATCTTGAATTAACTCAGGATAATAAGTTTTGGCGTAGTTTAAGAGTTCAGTTCTTATTGACTGATAATCTCTGGTTGTATATGATATTCTATTATTTGCCATTTATATTAAATATTAATAATTATAAAATCACTTTGACCAAAGGTTGAACCATTGGTTGAGTAATCTAATCTTATTTTTGCTGTGTATTCGGAGGTTCCTTTACCAGGAAATCTATAAATTGAAGATTGGTTTGTTCCCGCAGTATTTTGTCCTGTTGCTATATCCGCCTCTTCTTGTGGGTCTGCAGGAGTTATACTCAAACTATTAACTAACAAGTTTGGCATAAAGTTCTCAATAGCATCTCTAATGTCAGATTCAATTGCATTAAAAGTTAATCCGTCAAAAGGTTCAAAAAGGAATTCGTATAATCTTGTACCAAATTGTGGTAAAAAATATCTCGAACCTTTTCTTGTTAATAACAAATGAATTAAATCCGCTTTAATTTCTTGAGCTTGAAATTCTGTTAATTCTAAGTAATCCCCTCTTCTTGAATCTCTGAAGGGAAAATTAATACCGTATGTAGTTCCATTAGCCATTACCAATAAATATAGTAGTATTTCCTTTTATGTGAACTGGAGTATATGGACAATTTTTACATCCATTCCCGCAACAACTACCTCTCTTAATATGGTATGACTCAGTCATAACTACTTTACCATCTTCAAAATAAAAATCAGTTGGTTCATGATTACTTGCCATAATTTTTTTAACACGTTCTTGGTTAATCCAATCTTCAGTATTTTTTATCATAGTATTATATAAATAAAAAAGGAATATGTGTTTTTTACATATTCCCTTAATTATTAAGATTTATTTTTAATTATTTGATTTCGCACGCTCCACCTGAACAAGCCAACTCACCACTTAAATCAGTTTCGTCAGTTAGTTCAACAACTTTTGACAAATCAATTGAGTGAAGTTTTGAGAATAATCTTTCAAATTCTTCTTTAGTACAATCGGTAAAAGGTGCTTGAACGTAACTTCCGTTATCATATGGAAGTACAGATAGTCCATTATAAAAATCTCTGTTATCCCAAAACCACTCGCCAGCTAAATCCCAATCTTCAGGTTTTAAACTAATTGTTGCAGATACGTTATGACTATTTGAACCACTTCTGTGTCCAGGTTTAACCCATTCTTGTGTAATTTTTTTAACACGCTCTAATAATTGGAATGGACTTTCAGTTCTTAAAATTGCCCCCTCAGGTGCTTTTTGTGGTACCGAAATAACCGCTGTATCGTGTGGACGGAAAAATTCATCCTCAACTAATTCAGGGTGATTGTTTAATAAATAACTGTAAATTGATTCGTTTTTACCTACACGGATTCTACGGATGTAATAATCGTTGTGCCAAGCGTGAATACCTGATGAAGTTCCTAAAGTTAATGAGGTTGTTCCTGCAGGTTTTACAGTTGTTGTACGAGCCGATTTATTAATACCAATTATCTCAGCAACTCTTGAATTTTCTTCTTTAACAACTTTCGCAGCTTCTTTCATATCATAACCCAAGACAACACCTGAACCAATACCTGTCATAGATACACCGATTAAAGCGTCTTTCTCAGTTGTTCTTTTCCAAATATCACGAAGGTAATGGAAGTTAGTATAACCCGCCTGTAATGTTCCGATGAACGCTGCCGCTTTAACACGAGCGTTTAAATCTTCTTGTGAATCAATGTCAGAAACATTTACCTCACATAAGTTACAGAATTGATTTGGTCTTAATGCGATTTCACAACAAGGGTTTGTTCCCCAATCTTTATCGTTAGTGAAATAGATACCAGGTTCACCTGCTCCTGAAGCCTCAACACGTTTCCATAAATCCATAAAGAAATCTTTAGTGATTTTATGTCTAACCAATGCCGCTGAGTTGTTTGCTCTACCTCTTTGTGGATTTTGTTCCCACCATGCTCCTGACTTACAAGAAATCATCTCTTGGTCATCTGCACTGAATAATGAAATAAGTGCCGCTCTACGAATACCACCTGCTAACACCGCATCTGCAATATGACAAACCATATCGTGAACTTCAATCGGGGTTAATTTATCATCATCCTCTTTTGAATCCAACATAGTGGTTAACTTATAGATACAATCTTTCAATGGTTGAGGACCTGGTGCTTTACCACCTGAAGTTACAAGTTGAGCTCCTTTTGGTCTAATGTCTGAATAATCAAACACAATTGTTGATGACGCTTTACCGAAGTAAGATTTCATTAATACTTTAATTGCGTCTGCCCATCCTTCAATAGAGTCACCGATTAAAAATCTTGTGGTATATTTTGGATTTGGTTTTCTAATTTCAGGTAATTTTTCTACGTGATGTTTTTGAACTGAATAACCAACACCTGTTCCTCCTAATAGTAAGAACATTGACTCAGAGAATGCATCCAAGTGGTCGATAGGTAGATAAGCACAATTGTAGATTCTGTTTGGAGAAATTTCAATTGGTTTACCACCAAATTGCATTGACCTCATTGAGGGTAATACTTTTTTATCATATACCATTTTGTATACTTCTGTAATCTCATCTTTCAATGATGGGTATTTTTTAATATGCATGTTCATATTACGGGTTACCAATTCTTCCCACGTTTCGCGTCTGTTTAATTCTGGTACGAACTTAGCGTACTTCATATAAACTGTTAAATCTGACAATATCTGTTGTGATGCGTCCATAATTTTTTCTTCTTTGTTTATTTAATTTTATATTGTTGTTTTATTATCTTCTCTTTGTTTTCTCTTCTCTAATAGTTCTTTAACCCTATCTCTTTTTCTCTCTTCTTGTTGTTCTTCAAATCCTAAGAATGTTACAGATGACTCTGTGTCTATCTCAAGTAATTCGTTGTTAAACTTACAATTTTCAAATACCACACCATCTTTACCGATACGTGATTTTGTGATTGCTATTGTTGCCAAGTTCATTTCTTTCTGTTGTAATGTCTTAGCCACTGTAATGATAACGTGTCCTACTTGTGCCTTTTTAATTGAACCTCCCATTTGGTCTGTGGTTACAACCTCAGAAGAGATTGATGACCTGTTACCTTGTGTTGCTGTCCAACCAACTAATGATAGTTCGTGACACATCGCCTCAAAACCTCTCATCACCGAACCCTCAGCCTTCCACTCATCCTTACTTGAACTTTCAGGAACCACACAATCTATGTAATCCAAAAGAACCAAGTCAATTTTAGTACCATCAGCAATCATTTTTCTAATTTGATTTTTGATTTGACTCATAGTTACAGTATCTGATGGAAGTTTCTTAAGAATTAATTCATTCTTCATTGTTTCCTTAATCTCAGTAATTTTGCCCATCACCGCTTCTTTGTTTTGAACCAAGTTATCTGGTTCAATACCAGTCCAAAGTGTGAAGTGTTTACGTTGTATAATCTTTGGATTGTCCTCAAAAAAGATTTGAAGAACATTGTATCCAAGATTAAATGCCGTGTTTGCTATCTTAGTTAAGATTGTTGTTTTACCAACTCCAGTGGGTGCTAAGATAACACCAATTTCTCCCTTTGCCAAACCACCTTTTAATAATCTGTCAATTCCTGCGATTCCAATTGGAATTGGGTGTCTAAAGTCCTCATCAAGAACTGTATCTAAGTTGGAGAATATGTCTGTTGTTCCTGTATCTCTCTCCCCAACTTGTAATGCTTCTCGAACAAGTCCTTCAACCTTATCGTAAGATTCGAAATCCCCTTCAGTTATAATCTTTTGTGCTTTATCCATAGCCTTTTGAAGTTCTTGTTGTTTACAGAACTTCAAAGCCTTTTCCTGAACGAACTGAGTTCCTTCAAATGGTGCGTCTTTAATTTGTTTAATGGTGTCAAGAACGATTTTAGCAACCAATTCTTGTGAGATTTCAGACTTTACAATCTGTTCAAGGGTGTCAAAGTTAGGTGTAGATTGATACTTCGAGTGATACTCCTTTGTCATCTGTAAGATGATTTTAAAATACTTATTGTCAAAATAAACACTCTCAATAACATCCATAATTGATGTTGAAAATTCTTTGTCGACAATAAGTTGGTTTAAAAGTTGTATCTGAAATGTGTTCCCTAAGTAATCAAAATTTTTATTCATAAATCGTTTTTGTAGTCCCTTGTTTTATTAAATATAACTTAGTTCAACTCAAATCCCAAATATTCAAAACTTAATTCTTCCTCGGAAAAAATGTCAGTTAAATCTCTCAAAACATCTTTCAAAAATGGTCGTACATCAACGGTATAACGAACTTTGGGTGGATATAATTTTCCATCAAAATATCTATGACAAATTGTCTGCTCTCCAATTCTGATGTGAATATTGAAGTGTTCGCTACCTTCAGTGAATGATGTCTCCATTAGGGTTGGGTCGTTCATAATCGCGTCTTGGTTATCTGACATATAGATAACGGTTTTCATCTTAAGATGATGTTGGAGTTGCTCCTTTAGTTGTTTAATGTAGTAGTACAACTCTAACGAGTTTTTTGCGTTTGGGTTGAATCCTCTAACATTAAAAAACCTTTGAACTACGATGTTGTCATTCAACGTAAGTAAGAATTCCATTTTGGTACTGTCTTGCTCTCTCATATTTATTTTTTGTTTGTATTTCTTTTTTCTTTTCTTGTTAATTTTAGGAATGGTGTTAGGAAACTTACCCAAGCATCATCGTTCTTGGGTAGATACTTAAAGAGACCATCCTCCATCATCATTCTCATTAAGTTTTTGTAACCCCTATCGGTGGGGTCTATTGTATCGTTTAATATCTGTGTTACTAACTCTTTTCCTTCTTCGGTTATTAACGGATTAGATAGGTCAACAATCTTCTTATTTGTACTATAGAACTCTTCACCAAGTATAGACAATTTCGTCTTACCTGTCAAAATATTATTTAAAACTTTAATAGGTTTTTTTTGTGGAATTTTTCCTGCGATATCCAATAATTCTTCGATAGTGCAAGGTTTCTCCTGAACTTGGGGGAAATATTTAACCAATGTTTTTTCACCAAGTCCCTCAATACCAATAATATTATCTCCTTTATCACCTGTGAATACCTTTGTTAATAACACATTGTAATGTGGAATTTTAACTTTGTTAATAACGATGTTATCTCCGTTTTTAAAGTATTCTTTTGTGTTTGGTGCATAGATGGTTACATTATCCGAGATAAGCTGTGTAAGGTCCTTATCTGCGGAAAATATGATGATTTTTTCATCGACCGCAATCTTGCAATAATGCGCAATCAAATCATCCGCCTCATTATTCGCCATTTCAACTTGACGAACAAATATTTCTTCCAAATATTGTTTAACTCTTGATTGTTGATACAAATATGATTCATACTTGTATTCGTTCATATCCAATGTTCGGTTTGCCTTATACTGTGGATATAAACTTTTTCTAACGGATGAATTAGAATCACCGTCCCAAAATACCACTACCTTATCGTGGTTGTGTTCTTCAAGGAATTTGCGGAGTATATTCACAAAGTGAAATACTCCACCCACATGAGCTCCGTCGTTATACACGTCTTTGGCTCCGTGGAATCCTATCTTGAATAAGTTGTTTCCGTCAACTAATAATGTTTTAATGTCTCTTGTGTTTTATAGTGTGAATACTTCTCAATCCTCTTTCTCTTCTTTCAATTCAAAATCTAAAGATGCAATACCAAGAATATCTTTCCAATAGTCAGCATGTTCTTTTTTATAAGCCTCAATAGATATCTTTTCTTCTGCAGCTTCTTTACCCGCCAAGAACCCGTGTGGTGTTACAATTATCTTACCATCTTCATAACCCAATCCATTAATGTGATTCTTCATCACAGAAATTTTAGTTCTAATTGCAAATTTAACACTTCTTTTGTCTTTTGTTGCAGTAATTTTGTTAGTTCCTGCACCTTTTTGGTTACCGAATAAGAATACCAAAGATGAGTTTAACCAAATTGCCTCACCACCTTTAGCTTTAATCTTAGGTTGTCCAAATGGATTATCAGGTAATTCAACCCAAGGTTGGTTGACAATAACCAAAGTGTTTTCGTATTTTGAATCTGATTTACGAGAACCTGAAATACGTTGGTTGATACCCATACCAATTTTGTCTGCCAATACAGATGCGTTGTGTTGCTTTCCACCTTTACCATCAAATGTCATCTTACAAGGAACTGAACCAACAGAATCCCATAAGAACAATAAACTATAATCCAACTCACCTTTTTCTTGCGCATCTAACAAACTATTAATATAGTCGGTGATTTGCTCAATATAATTGAAGTTGTTATTAAAGATGTAGAATCCGTCCCAATCAACTTCTCCTGTTGCTTCATCAACAACTTCTTCACAGTCAAAACCCATAAGTTTTGCGTGTTCAAAAGACCATTTTTGTTCAGTAATAATGAACACAGGTAGAATACCTTTCTTTTGAGCATCAACCGCAGATTTAACCAATGCGGTAGTTTTTCCTGTATCTGAGTGACCCAAGAACATATTTAAATGTCCAATCGCAGGACCAGGTACTCCAACCGCATCTAAGAAATCAGGACCTAAGTCAAAAAATCTTTGGGGTTTGTATTTTGCTGAGGTAGAGAATTTTTTCTTTACCAAGCTGAAATCATTTTTTTTAATTGCCATATTTTTTTTTAGTTAAAAAGAAAAAGCTTGGACACTTTACCTAAGTGAATGTCCAAGCTCATTATATAATTAGAACGGTAAGTCAGAGTCAACTTCATCATTTGCCTGAGAGTCAACAATATCTATTTTAGTTTCAGATTTTTTAGACCCACCCATTGAAGTTGTTGATTCAGTGTCATTACCATATACATAACCACCCTTATCATTATCCCATTTTGGAGTTTCTCCACGAGCGATAGCCTCAAGATAATCAACAGGTTTTTTAGAATAAACATCTAACCAAGTTAATTCATCTTCAACCCAAGCTTTAGACTGAGCAGCTTCTGCGTGTACAGGACCTTGGTCTTCATACATAATTGTAGACACACTTGTGTAATCTTTACCTGCGTTTGTTTTAGATTTTGTTAACTCAATGATTAAGTCACGTCCTTTTTCAGGGTCGGTAACATCACCTTTGTTTCTCCAAATTGGAATGATTTTATCTAAGATACCATCATTCTTATAATTGTGTTTGAATCTCCAAAACTTCGGACCATCTTCTTCGTGGTCTCTGTCAATAACCTTAACAATATAAAACTTACGAGATTTATATTGTTTAGCCAATTCTTTGTCTGACTCTTTGCCAGTTGACATCAATTCTTCATAAACCTCATTTAATGGAGAACGCTCGTTGTCATTCTTTGCTGGGTCATAGAATTTTTGCCATTGTCCACCTACTTGAATTTCGTGGTACCATGCTTCTTTAAATGGTGAAGAACCATCTTGTGTTGGTAGGATACGTATTTTACGTTGTCCTGATTTCTCTTTGTCTCCAAGGATACAAGCGAAATACTTTTTCATTCTTTCGTCTTGCGACATTTTGCTTTGGGCCCCGCCCCCTTGTTGTGCTTTTTCGTACTGTGCCAATACGGCGTCTAATGAACTCATCATATTTTATTTAAATTTTAATTTGTTGGTTTGTTGTATAATTATAATCTAGTTTTGGGTGTTTGTCAAATAAAAAAACCACCTTTTTAGGGTGGTTCTTATTAATATGTTAAATAATATTATTTATATCTTAACTCATCTTTTTGTCCACTTCCTTGGAAGGAGCCCTTGATATCGTTAACATTTATGTCAGTCACATCCTGTGGAGTTAAAACATAATCATTTTTTCCCGTCTTTTCCATCTCATCTTTTTTATCATCAAAAAATTGTGATAATTTTTGATTAAATGGATATGAATCATAGCTTCTTAACTCTAATTTTTCTTGAGGTGTTTTCTCTCTATACTTTTCAATCTTGTTTTCAAGAGCGTTAAGTTTGTTCATAATAGCATCCATCTCACCTAATCTTGATTCCAATTTAGTCAATTGTCCAAATAAGTTATCAAAATAATCATCTTGTTTTTTCTCAATATTTTTTTGAGAATCTACCAATTCAGTAATGTCTAATTCTTCAGAACCACTTTCAGTACCACCTTCTTCAGATTTTCCGTCATCATCAATCTTTTCAACATCAGGGTCATTATCAACATCTATTGGTGTTGGTGCTCCGCCTGGTGCTGGAGGTGGTGGTGGGGTTGCTAATGCATCTGCAGGGGGTGGCGGGGGTGCTGCTCCTTCTTCAGGGGCCAACGCAGCCAAGTCATCACCAGCCTGTTCTCTGATATAATTATTGATACTTTTGTATCTTTGAATTTCACTTAATATTTTTTTATCTAAACTCATTGTATTATCCGTTTAATAATTGTTTAATTCCTCTAGATGTTTCTACTCTAACTTTTCTATTGGCAGTTGTTTGTTGACCAGCTCTTTCGATAAGACCGTCTCTTTCTCTTACAGTATAACAATCTCCAGTATCTAAATCACAAACTTGTTTAGTTCCGTCTCCGTTGTCTTCTTCTGAAAATCTAACTGATTTTCCAAGATAGTTATCTAATGTTGTTTTTAAGCTCATAAAAATCTTTTTATATAAATATACGATTTAAGTGAATGTTATTCCTAATTACTAAATTATATAAATTTAAAATTAAAAGTTTGTGGTACGTTTTGCGGGTTTAAAGTTTTATTTGTAGGAACTGCGGTAACTATAAATTGAATATCGACCGTTTGACCATCTTTAAGAAAATTGGTTTTAAATTCAGGAACTGGATTATTAATTAATATATCGGCAACATCGTTACGGGTTATTGTGAATACGTTACCAGAAACATAATTTGAGATTACTAACGGTACACTTCTATTTATTGTTTCTCTTCTAACATTATTTACAATAGAAGTATCAAAAACCGCAACAATCATATCAACATTTTGTTCTAATGTCCAAGTATTAAGTGCAGCCGCTTGAGGATTCACACTAACAGTTAATTTACCAGTTAAATCTCTTATTAATATTTCTGTTTCTCCTATTAACGTAACAGGTCCTGTTTGTTGTGGTTGAGTATTTGTGTTTTTTGAGTTTTTTGGTACAGGTGTTACTTGTGCTGGGTCATAGGTGAAAAGGGTCACACTTCTTCCAATTCCATTTACTCCACTAACAATTATAAGATTTTTTTGAGCATTAGTTAATCCATTATTAGTATATGGAACAACGACATTTAAGTTAGTTGAACTATTAACAGTTATGCCAGTAGTTGTCAATACGTTATTAATTGTAATTCCTGTGATATTTTCAAAATCCACACCCGTTATTGTTAATATTGTACCACTCACACCTGTTAATGGTGATATGGTTAATATCCTTGGAGGTAAACAATTTGATGATTGATTAACCGTATTTAATTGTTGTTGAATTGTTTGACTATTTCTCGTAGTTTGAGTTTTTAATTGCCCTGCAGAATCTACGTTTAACCCCGCATCTCCCGCAGACTTAAATCCTTTATCAAACGTTGATTGTAATTTAGTATATTCACTAATGTGTGAGTCAAAATAATCTTCACTAACATTAGAAACAGGCCAATAACACACATAATATTTAGTAAGGCCTAATCCTGTTGTCGTATTATATACTCTATCAACATTTGAAGATAATTTTGAAATCATAAAATCAAAGAATTTTCCTATGTTATCAAAATTGGCAACAGGTTGTGATGTAGGTTTATCAGTTGAATTTGATATATTTACACAAGAGTATTTTTTATTACTAAAATAATTACTATTTGTCCCATAATCTGTGGTTAGTGTTATATTCGCGTAGTTATTGTTATAACCATAGAATTTACCAGTATTAAATGTCTTAGCGTAACATATTAAATAAATAAGAACTTGTAATTGTGGATTAAGTGTTTTCTTTTGAAGTTCAGTAACAAATTCAGTTTGATTTATACTTGTCGTTACCGATGATTGAGCATCTCCCCAAGTTTCATAAGCAACCGCTAAATTACTACTACAAGAATTTTGTGCGGCTGCGGTACTATCACCAACCTGACTAACGTATTTAGATTTATTAACATTAGTAATTGCCTTGGCAGTTACAGAATCTTTTCTATTTTTAATAATTGCCTCTACTTTAGTTAATAAATTTTGATTTATACTTTGTAAAAAACTATCAATTGATGGTAAGTTATAAATACCTTGTCTAACACCACCAAATGTTGTTTGGAATGAACCAGGAGTAATGACATGACTAACATCAGTAATAAAATAAGGCCCATTAAACATCGGAACGTGTCTAAGATTAAAATACATTGTTGGCTGTAATAAAGCATTACCCAAACAACTAACTTGACAAGTATAACTTCTTTGTTTGTATAAATTATATAAACTTACGTTTTGAGTTGCAACATTTCTACCGTTAGCTTGGTCAACCATATTTAATTGTGTCTGAATTGTCTCTGAAGTAGCCTTACCACTTTCCATTCCAACTTGGAATGAATAGAACACTCCTTGGTTTCTATTTCCAATATCAACATTAAAACCAACACATTTATTTGAAACCGCCCAATCTTTTTTAGTCGTTTGGTCTTCAATTAATGGGTTATCAGACGCTCTTCTTAATTCAAATGCATCATCTCTAAATCTTGAATTTCCTTTTGGTAAATCTAAATGTGTGGATGGTTGTCCCACATAAAAACAAATCATCTTAGGGCTTGAATTTCTATAATCAACATTTAAAAATGTCCCCCACATATTGTCGGCAAACTCTAATTGACCATTAGCTTGTGGTATGGTAGTACCATCAACATCTTGTATATTATAAAAATTAACATATGCAGGTAATGGCATCACATTAAATTTATTTTTAATCAAAAACCCACTCATAAATGTGAATACACTCATTTCCATATTAAGTGAATTTTCATTTAATATGTTTTTAAAATCAAAAATATCAACAATAATTGTATCCCCAATATTTCTTGACGCTCTGTCTAAGAACATAATATCTTCAAATAGTGTTTTGGTTGTATAGTCAGAACCCGCAACCCATTTGTCATTTAACGCTTTAAATACCTCATAATTTTCAACCTTACTTTGTTGTCCATCAATAACTGTTTGAATAGTTCTTTCAGGTAATTGTTGTTGGTCGGGTAAATCACGTCTAATATTAGTTAATAATCCATTTAAAATAATATTTTGAAAATCAGTAGTTAACCCCAAATAAGTTTGGAGATTAGTTCCAAATTCCACACTTGTTAAGGTTGGCGAATATAACTTTTGTGTTGCAAACATTTTAATTAATGGTGCACATAACACAACGTTAGCCTCAGTAAACTCAATATTACTGTCAATGAAGAAATCTGTTATATATGAACCTGAATCTGTATATTGTAAATTTGTGATGGTTGAGAACCCTACTTCAGTTTCCAAAGCTCTCCACGCAACAGTATTATTTGATTTAGAAGTTGCAACACTTGTTGTGTTTAATATTGACGGTAAACTATTTTTAATATAAGGGTTAAAAAATATTGGACTGTCAATCGCATTATTTCCACCAACATGAACTATATATGATGCCATAACCCTTCTATTATAATCCGCTGGGTTACCATATTTCAAAATAACATCATACTCCATAAAAGATTTTACGGTATTTGAAAATGTTATTAATTGTGTTTGACCAACACTATTGAAATATTGTTCATTTGTTAATGAACCATCATTACTATTAATCTCCATTAAATTTCGAAACAAATATTGGAAGTTTTTAAAAAACACATTTGGGTCTGCTGGCGATACACCAACAGGAACTATAATTTGCGGTCCTAAATCAATATTAGAAATTGGTTTACAGAAATTTAAAAATTCTTGTTCAAGTTTATCTAAAATACTTTTATCAAAAACCGAAAAGATTTCTTCAATATTAGAATAATCATTATCTATCTTTAATTTAAACGCCGATTGTTGTGTTGTTCCAGTTGTAATTTTATTTACATAGGAGTCTGGTTGTGGTTTTGATATTTGAGTATTATTAAAGTATCCATAATTCGATGCTGCCCATAATAATCTAACAGAACCGTTATAAATTGAGGGGTTATCCATAAATGGACATACCGATGTTCCATTATTTAAACATTCACTTATCACTTGGTTAATTTGAGTTCCAAATGAAGGAACAACATAATATGTTAGACTTGTTGTATTGTTACTTGGAGTACAAGCGGCAGAATTAGTTGTTAAATCAGCAACACCGTTAGGTAAAACAACAGACCATGTTTGAATATTTAAATCTTCAGTTGTTGTCGTGGTACCAACCGTGGTACTTGAAACTGCACTCACGTTTGAGGTAGGGAAGTTAAATACTTTTACGCCGCCATCAACACTCGCCTGTATTTCAGAATCGGTATACCCACTATACAAATCATAACCATTATAAAATACGTTAAAATCATTAATTACTTTAGGGTAAAAACCTGTTTGTATTTTTGTAATATCATTTGATTTGTTTTGTAATGTTATTTCGTTAGGTAATACTCCATCAAATTTAAAAGTATATGTTTTTGTATCTGAACTTAGAATTGGGTCAAAGTTTGTTTTATAATCAAAATCTTTCCAAACAGAATCTAAAATATCTACATTGGTATTTTTATAAGTTTTATATCTATGCCAAATAGAACCCATCTTTAAAACCCAAGCAAATGGCATCTTATGAATAGCACCAAACTTCTTAAAACAAGACGCAATATAATCCAAATCACTTGAAGCTGCGTTGGTTTTATATTTTTCCCTTAATGTTGCTAACGGTAATGAATTAATAAAAAGGTACGCTGCTTGTGTATAGGGGTAAGGGTCGTTTTTTCTCCAATTATAAACCCCATTTTGTATTGCATTAACAAAATAAGGTGTATTCAACATTGAGGTTGTTGTTTCAGTTTCAATTATTTTATTTGGTGATAGATAATTTACATATCCTTCGGTTGGTACAAAAGATGTTGGGTCTTTTCTTGTATTATAAAAAGCATCTAATTCAAAAGAGTTGGTTATTTCGTTACTTGGATTAGAAACTTTTAAATAAGAAAAATTAGTAACTGGTCTATTTTTAGTATAATCGTAAATGCTGTTAAAGTTGGCAATAACATTCCTATCCTCAAAAACTGTTAATACATTAGTTGTATTGTACACTGAGTTGTTAGTACTACTATTACTATCACTCATATTATTTGAAACCCAAGTTGGATTAGTAAACGGATATGTATCTATAATAATTGGGTCGTTTGGTGCGTTTTTGACTAATTGTAATAATCCGTCTGACTTTGCACTTGTCTGAGGTTCTTTACCTAAATCACTTAAACTTAAAATATTAAAAGAATTTTCTGTTAAATTTTTAATATATGGTGTAACATAAAAATCTTTAATATAATCTTGATAAGCCCTACCCGTTCCTTGATTAGATATGTTCTCTAAAAAAACTGAATAGTTTTGGGCGGTAATATTATAATTCTTAAGTTTTAATGTTAAAAATGGTGAACTAACACCTAAGCTAGTAATAATATTATTTGTTTCTGCACTAATAATTAAATTAGATAGTTGGTCCAACTGATTTGCATTACCCCTAATAAATCCAGAATAGTTTGAACTTAAGAATTGTCTTTCCCATATCTCATAGAAAAATTTAATCTCTTCTTTATTAGCATACGCAATTCCTTCTGAAGGATATTCAATTGCATTAAAATTAATAATGTTGGTAGTATTTTGACTATCAATTGGCGATTGAGCTAAAGGTGGATTAAACTTTTGAGTTAGACCTCTCATATATTCCTCAACAAATTCAACTTCAGGCCACTTATCATAAAGATAACCTTTTGTGACATCAACATTACGAGGGTCGGCAATATATCTTAATTGAAATCTACCCTTTTTATCTTCAGGGGTTTCAACAAAAAATTGAGGCCAAGGATAAACAGGTATCTTACTATTAACTAAACCTTGATTTTCATTTTCCGATTTCTCAGAAATATTAACTTTATCTAAAGAATCCGTACCTTGTGCTGATGAGACGTTATCTAAGATTGCCAGTTGTCTTATAGGGTCATATCTTACATTCCAAGCCTTTGTGTGAACTTCATCTAATAAACGAATAAATCCTTCAGCTGAAGCCATAATTACCGCACACATATTTCTTACAGTTGGTATAAATCCAAGACCAGATGCCGAATCTTCAAGTTTTCTCGCCAAATCTGCAGATAATGTAGTTTCATATTCTGATAATTTTCTATTTGCCTCTGTTTCCATATTGGAAATTAAAGTTTTAAAAGTTTCAAAAATATATGCGGACGGCATAATAACATTTATCTTAGTATTTTCAGTACTACTATCGGATACTTCCTTTACAAGACTAGGTCTAAAAATCTGTTTAAAATATTTGTCAATAGACTGTATGTCCGCGGTTGTTGGCAACAATATACCTGTTTGAGACGTTGTTGTTTTTTCTACATCAATCTCTGTAAACGATACATCTTTAATCATAGTATTATATGTTATACTATTTTTGATTGGTGTTTGACCTAAATTACCTAAGGTTGGGTTTGAAGCCAATAGACTATTAAATTCTGTAACATAAGCATTTAAAAAACTAACCCCTTCTTCTCTTTTTGTCGGATTATCAATAAACTCTTGTTTAAACATATAAACCTCTTGACCACCACCTTTAAGTATTATTGGTTTTGGATTCATATAAATGTTAAACCAAGACTTGGGATTACCATATACTTCGTTAAAGTAATTTTTTAGTGTTTCTTTATAAACCCTAATATTTGTCAATGGTTCAACATTAGCTTTGGGATATGTTTCGGCAATTGACTGCTCAAAAGTTTGAAGTTTACTCATCAATTGAGCTAATGTTAATTCTGGAAAATTAGGACTAATTAATCCTTTAGCCTTATATTCACTATAAACTTCGGCAATTTTTTGATATCCTCTTTCAGTTACTAACTCCGATGAAACATTATCGTTTGATATAGTAGACTGATTTCCTGATGCTTGGTCTATCAAATTCAATTGGGTTTGTATGGTTGGGCTTCCACCGCCTTCAGGTGATGTTGGAGATTTGGAAATATTAAATGTGGTACTATACATGTGAGGAGCAGCAAGTAAATTACCCATTGAAATCTCATTTAAAATATTAAATTTATATCCAACAAACTCTAATTCAATTTGGTAATTACCACTAAATGTATTAAATCTTGCATTAAATTTTGTAAGATTTAATTGATATCTAATTGCTTGACCATAATAACCTTTTAACGTTAAATAAAAAGGACAATAAGGTAAGTTAAAAAATGCAGAATATGGTGAGTTATCTCCAAGTTGAAATAATGCTCTACCTTGTACGTCTTCTAACGATATTGACACACTTGGAATAAATGAAGTATTTGTTTTTACATTAATACTTGTAATACCTAATAAACCATTGTCCGTCGCTTTTTCACCAGGGTCAGTAAGACTCATTTTTGAGTACGGACTAGTATTATCATTAGTGTTGATAATTTCTTCTTGCATTTGGTTTACCCCCAAACCATTCTTTGCTCCCTTACCTGTTAACTCATCATAATACCCTGTTGTTAAATGCGTTTCTTCTGTAGGTCTTAAAAAATTCATTTTAGCAACCGATATAGTTCTAATTCTATCTTGAGTGGTACCACCAACAGATAACTTAGTTCTTGGTATAACTTCCGCTTCTAAATTGGCAAACATAACCAATTTTTCATGGTCAACTAATCTTTCCCTAATATTTCCAAAGGCATCAATAGTTTTGTTGGGGTCAACTACAATAATGTTATTATAATCAAATTCCACTAATATGTTACCACTGTTGTCTCCTTGTACGTTACCTGCCATAATAATAGAAATAGTTTGTTAAAGATGTTTTATAATCTTGTAATGAAGGTAGTAGAGGATAAGGAATAATCAATACCGCACCATCATATATGTTATTCTCTAAACCTCCAAATTCGGGGTTTGCTTGTAATATTAACCATCCAAAATAAGGTGAGTTGTAGAACTCTTGAGAAACAACATCTAATCTACTTCTAGCAACTTTATAGATATAAGTTTTGTCAGTTGTTTTTTGTGGTAATTGTACAAAAGGTACTACAGTTTGTTCACCGTTAATTAAGAAGTCACTATATCTATTCCAATATTGATATGCCATTAGTTAAGTTTTGCTTTAGATATGAATACGTCTGTAGAATTTTCATCGTTCCACGTTTTATTGTTTGTATTTTGGTTTGCCGTGGCACCTAAACCTTTTATTAATTTTTGTTGTGAGTCGGTATTTGCACCTACAGTAGTATAAGTAAAGGTTCTTTTCTTTTTAAGAGTAAATGGAGTGTATTTTAAGAAAGTTTTTAATCTATCTTTTTCCATAACATTCTCAATGAAATCTTTAGTAATCGCATTCTCTTCATCGAATACGGGTTTAACCGCTACCCTATCTTTATTACCGTCTTTCCAATATTCATCAAACTTTTTACTAATATATTTATTGTCAGCTTTATTAAATAAATCTGAATTGTCAATAACATTTTTAATTAATGCATCTTTAAATGTCGCATATTTTGTGGCGTCAGTAATATTGTCTGAAATAATCATGTAAACTCTTCTAAAAATACGACCTTTATTAGTATCACCAAATAATGAGTTTTTACTAAACGGTATAAAAACATCTTTAGTTTTAACGGTATTTGGTTCTTTAAAAACTAAGGTTCCTGTAAATCCAGTTCCTTTGTAAACAAAACTAGTTGCACTCCAAATAATTGTATTAAAATCGGTTATACCACTACTAATTACGCCAACATCATTCTTAAGTTCATCAAAAGTATTTGTTACTCCTTCAGAACTTGGGTTAACTTCTGTAGTTCCTGATATAAGATAAGAAACCACTTTACCATCTTTTATTTGATATCCATCGGTTCCTGTACCAGGATATGCTGGTACCGTATATGTTATAGTATTTACCCTTCCAATATATCCTATATAACTTTGTTGAACGGCAACCATACCATTTGCAATGTTAGTTACCGCATTTTGAAATACACTTTTTTTATTTTTAACAAAATTTAAATAATTATCTTTAACTTGGTTAATCAGACGATTTGTAAAATCATTTTTATTTTCTTTTAGAAACTCAATAAACCCTTCATTTTCATTTTCAATATCCTCAATTAATTGAGTGAATATTTCATCAGTTCTTTTTTCTAAATTATATGGTTTACCAAATAAAACTGTATCGGTTGCTTTAGTTTGTAAAAACTCACCATCTTGATACGTTCTTTCCATCATCCATTGTTGACGAACCGCATTATTATATTGACTTAAAGCTTCTTTGTTTTTATTAACAACATTGGTAAAATATGTTTGAGTCTCTTCAACAACTTTATCCATGAATATATTATAGTTAATCGTACCTGTTTGACTAGTACCACTTGCAATATTGCTTGTAACGGCACCAATTGTCGAATTATTATTTTGACCATTTTGAACCGCCGCCTGATTTAAAGTTGGAGGTTGAACACCATTTTCAATTGCATATTTTAAGAAATCTTTGTCAATTACTTTATAACTTAAATCTGTTGCATCAGCCCTATCATCATACATTTCAGTGTTTGCATAATAATTAAACGTTAACGCATTTTGTAATCTGTCCACAGATTCTTTTAATCCACTACCTCCAACAAAATCAAAAGATAAAGTTACGTTAGCAATCATTGGTTGTACACCAATACCTTCAGGGTTAAGGTCTAAATCCTCGTATGCTAAAGTTAATCCTTTTGGGATAATTTTTGTATTATAAAAATCTCCAACCCTTAGAACTAATACGGGTGGTGCCCCAAATGATGTGTTTGTTGCGTTTTCATAATCATTAGTTATTTTACCATTAACCGTTTTAACCGTAGGTATTGTATCACCAGGTCTCATACATTGTTGTAAGAAAGTTAATCTTGAATTAAGACCTTCAGGTGTGATTGAATGGAATGCTGGTTGAAAGAATTTTAACTTATCTCTAAGGTTATCATAAACCATAGGAGTGTCTTGTTTAATTGTTTCAAAATAATCACATTCTGATAATAATGACCTTAAAACTCGTTTACTAATATTATCTCTACTAACAACTTGAGTTTCAAGGGTGTTTTGCGTTTCTGTGGTTGTAACAACTGTACCAACTAACTTAGGTGGTATTATTGGGGCAGGAGGACTATAAAAATCAATCGTATCAATAAAGGCTCTTCTACATGCCATTGCATTTGTTGTATATATCTCTTTACTCTTTTTTTGACTATCACTATCAGTACAAGTTACAACTTTTTTTGGAAAGAATTCCGTTGTTTTAGTATCATATGATAATGGTTGAGCACTTTCACCTAAAGCACCACCAACTTTAACTATTAATCTTTGTGGTGTACCTGTAACATATTTAGTTAATTTTGTATTACCTGTTATAAATGTAATTGCAGAATCAATTCTTCTTCCAGATAACGCTATATTATATTCGTTTGTCGCAGCAGCAGATGCATTAGCATTAATTACAATTGTAATTATTCCTGTAAGGTTATTAGTAAGTTGTTTATCTATTTCATCTATTAATTCCCCAAACTTTTTTTTGTTTGGAATTATAACACTATCAAAAAATGATGTTGTCTGTTCTGCAGTATTAGGAGATTGGTCTTTATAATATGTTTTTGTTTGTTCGCTAACATATATGTCATAAAGACTGTCATAATCCACGCTAGTTTTTGCTGGAATATCGTTGTCAAAATAAAGTCCCATTTGTTCATAACCATTAAAGATTGTATTAATAGACTCACCATCACTTGATACTTGGGCGGAATTATCTAACCCTTTAAGACTATATTCTATTTGTTCTTTAGTTAGTTCTTTTGAAGTTATTGCTTGTTGTAGTTGAAATAAATCATTTGGACTAATTGTGTAATATTTTTTAGCAAGTTCATATAAATCGTATTTTCTACATCCTGCAAAGAATGATTCTAAAATACTATCAATTCTAACTTTATTTGTTTCATTACCCAATACTTTATTAACAATTACATTCAAGACAGATGGATGGTCAACCACTATTTTCCAAGTTAAACTACCTGACCTACTTGTATTTTTATAAGTATAAATTGGCTCTGGCCTTCCAATAAAATCACTTTGATTCCAATTGGGGGTTACAGTTTCGCTAAAAACTAATCCGTATGGTGGGAACCACATAACTCTACCGCCATTAGGTCCTCTTTCACAAACAGGTAAATCAGATACCGCAAAACCAGGCGTGTTTGAGGTTACCCAAGCTAAATTCTCAATTGAGAACATATATTTTTTAGCGTAAGCGGTATCATAACTTCCAATTAAATTGGTTGAATCTTGTCCTCCTTCTTGTTTGTTTGGTGCAATATTAAGGTTATATGTTTTATCTAATACTGAATATGAGAATCTTCTACCTTCTGTAACAACTCCATCTTGTTTTTGTAAGTCATTATATTGTAAATAAGGAGTATCTTTAGCAAATACTCTACAATATTCAGTTCCAACTTCTTGTCCAATAGAACCAACATAACTTAATACTCTTGAACCTTTGGTTATTTCTTTATAACCATCGTGGAATACTTTACTAACTTGGTCAATTGCATTACCAACGTGTTGTAATCTTTTACCTCCTTCAGGTTGACTATTAATAATTCTTTGAGTATCATCTAAGATTGAACCTTCTTTAAAAGTTCTTTCAGTTGACTCTGTTGTATTGTATGATGATGGTTTAAAATCAGAATCTTCTCCAGTAATTTCTCCACCAACACCTACCTTCTTTCCTGCATTACCTTTGTATTTTGGTGAAACCCATGTGAAACCACCTTCAATACCACCACCATTACTATAGGTAGGACCATTAGCACCTAAACGAATATCCTTACTTGGACCTTCATATAATTGAGCTAATTCGTGTGGACCATAAACAGGTGATTGTTGTTCATTACCAAACGCATCAACAGGTAATGCTCTACTTGGAGAGAATACTCTTGACGGGTCAGATGATATTGAACCAACATAAAAATTAGAATTATTTGTACTTGTACCAACAATTGCTCCACCTAATCTATCAAGTAATGTTCTATCATAATCAGGTTTGTATTTGTTGTAATTTATGTTTTTCCATAAAATAGATTTTTGACCTTGACCTGTATTATTATAAAATATTTGAGAACCTGTCTTACCCGCACCTAATAATTTATTTACGAAATTACCTACAGCTGAAAGCGGATTAGCCAACAAAGATTGTTGTATTGTCGTTGGTGAAGGAGGATTAATATTAGGGTCAAAATATGAACCAGGTATTAATGAAAACGGAATAACACTACCACCTAATCTAAGTAAGAAGTCGGCGGATGCGGTTATTGGATTTGAAGGTACTGTAATCTGATAGTTAGGTTCGATTAACGGAACCCTACCTGTTAAAATGTTAGTAACATTAGTACTACTATTAACATTTAATATATTTGCTCGTCCAAGTGTTCGTCTTAATGTTTCTCTACCAATTCTATCTTCAAATTCTTTTTTAAGTGTCTTTGCACCTAATCTTGCTATAAAGGAATCACTACTTAATAATCCATTACTACCCGTTGGGTCTGGATTTAATAAAATTGATAATGGAGTATATGATGAAGAATTAAATGTTGTTGGGTAAGGTTGGGAAGTATATAAATTTCTTGTACCTCCAGGAATTGAATTTGAAACTACGTCTAATTGGTCAAAAAATATACCAGCATCTAAATCTATTAAATTAGCATTTGAACCTTGACTACCAATTGGACCATAAACATTAAGACCTAAATATGGACGAACGTTATTACCCCATCCAACAAATGCTGACCTGTTAGCTTGGTTTATAATATAGGCATCTTGTTGACCTGGTCCATATTCACCTTGATTTGAAAATGCGTTAGTTAATCCATTTGGGTCTGGAACTTGTTTAAATCCCCCATCCGAACCCCATCTATTTAATGGATATAAACCATTTGCAAATGTTGGGTTATCTATTAATCCATCAGGACTATCAATAACCGCTAAGTCGGATTGAATTACCTCATATGTGATTGGGGGCGTAGCTTTATATGGAGATTTAGCATATGGTACCAAATTTCTTGTTATAAGTTTTTTTCTAAAAACTTCGCTGCTAATATAATCTAACGGACTTGCCATTTATGTTTTATCTATAAATAGATTGATGACTTTTTTTTATGAATTATTTATTTTTGTTCTAAGGCCTTTGCAGTATCTTCGTAATATTTGTAAATCATTTTTTTAAAAGCAGGAGTTTCAAAATATTCAGTAAATTGTTGTTGACTAACTCCAGCAGGTGCTTCAACCTTAATAGTAATAGTTCCACCAAAATCAATTTGAGAATTAACACTTTTTGAATTACTTGTTGTTGGTTCAGAACTATTAGGTTTATTTGACTTAAATACACTTTCATAAGATATTGGTTCAATTTTTCCTGTATTAGATTTGGTTGTTTCAACCTTTGAATTTACACTATCTATTGAATCCACAATCTCTTTAGCCATTTCTCTATATTCTTTTTCGATACCACTTGTTCCTGTAACTTTTTTTGCACTTTTTTCAATCATATCTTTAAGAGTTTCTAAACCTTTTGAACCTAATCCAGTTGCTTTATCTTTAATATCCTTTTCAATTGATTCTAATTTCTTAGTAAAAGTCGCATTATCAATTTTACCACTATCTTTTGATATGTATAAATCACGTATTTTATCAATACCTGCAGTTAATGTTTCTGCAATTTTTTTACTTTCAGGTACTTTACTATTAATTGCACCTGAAATTGATGTTGCGATTCTTCCTGCTCCTCTAACATTACCTTCAATATATTTTGAAGACGCAACACCGAAGGTTCCTTTAGCTGCAATTGATTTTACATCCGCAACAAGTATATCTAAATCCGCCAATTGACTTCTTTGAATATCTTCAACTGTTTTTGGAGCATCTCTTTGTTGTTTAATTAATTCATCAAATTCTTCTTGATTAAGGTTTTGTAGTTCTTTTGTAACACCATCTTTCAATTCCACTTCATATTTACCACCTTTACCCATTTTGGCAATATTTGCTAAATATTGTTTATCTTCCTCATTTTCAAACTTTAATCCCGCCATACTAACATCAGATAATCTTTTATCTAATTCTGCAGCTGCTAATCCCATTTTACTCATTTCCTTAGCACTAACACCTGTTTGGTCTTCCATCGCTTTTAAGGTTAAAACGCCTTGTGGATTTATTTTAAATGAATTTGTTTCCTCGTCAAAATATGTAAATTGTTTTGCAACTTCAGATAAACTTGTTTGTAATCCAGATGGGTCATTAATTGAGGCATTCATTAAAGCAAATGGGTCAGTTAAATTACCAACTGAAACACCTAATCTTTGAAATGCCGCTGCCGTCTCAATTGCCCCTTCAGGGTCTAAAACTTTATCTGCTAAAGTAAAAGTTTGTTGCATATCAAACCTTAACATAGATGCTTGAGCCGCCATCTTAGTTAAACCAGCGACACCTCCTTCAAATTGAAAACGATTCATTTGACCCATATTATAGGTAACATCTTTCATTACCGTATTAGCATTCATTCCAACACTTCTAATATAGTCAATTGAAGTTTCTATATTTGGTCCAATTTGAGATGTTTCATACCCTACGTCAGCAAAGTTACTAACTAAATCTCTTGCACTTGTACCCAATATTTTGGAAGATGCGTATAGTTTACTAACTTGTTCTTCAGTTGCAATAACATTTCTTCTTGAACCTTCAGCAATACCCGCAATTGTTTCAGAAACGTTACCAATTTCCCCTCCTAATCTAAGAACACCAGCTGCTGCGTTTGCCACAGCTCTGTCCATTTCTTGTAGTCTTGTCTTCCCATCAACAAATGCCCGATTAAGTGAATCGGCCTGTGTAATCATATCATCCAATGATTTTATTATCTTCTCAATTGGGCTAGTCCAACTGTCTAATTCACTTTTGAGTTTATTAGCAGAATCGGCTGAGTCGTCTAAACTTAATTGCTCCATATTATTTTAGGTTTCTATATAAATAGAAGAAGGACTATTTTTTTAGTCCTTCTTATTGTCTTCAATCCATTTATCAAGTAAATATTTTCTAATAAAAATAGGCATTCTTTCAAAATCTTGATATGTTATTTTCATTAATGTGTTCAGGTAGTAAAATTCATCTACCTGTCCCTTTCTATAATCAGAAGAAAGGGCGAAAAAAGTCCACCCCGAATCCAACATTTACTGTTAGACGTTCTCCTGACGGGGCTTGTAAAGTTTTAGTCATATCTAATCTTGGTTCATTTTCATTCATAAAATTTCTAATAAATTTTGAATCTGAAATTGGCATTGATTCAACAAATTTTGCAATCTTTGCCTTATCAGTTGACCCATCAACCTCAACAATCTCTCTTTCCATTCTCCAAGTAATTTTTGGAACAACTCTACCTGCAGGGTATGAATCGGCTAATTTACTAATTGATAAAATTTCGCCATAATTTAAAGGTTTTATTTTAATAGTCGATTGTGATTTTGGTAAAATAACCGTAAAAGTTCCATCTTCATTTGGTTGTTGACCATTAACAATACTTAATTGGTCTAACATTACTGAAGTTTTAAATGGTTTTTTAGTTCCAGGGTCAGTCAAATTTAAGGACATTTCAGGTCCAAACGCTGTATTTCTTAAAAAAATTAAGATTGCTTCAACATCACCTTCAATAAGTTCTTCAACTTTAATATCAGGTTCATAAATTTTTGCACGTAATAAATTAAGTGTTAAATCACTACCACCGCCCATTAGAATGTTTTCATCTGAAGCAGTTAAATATCCTACTTTAATTGATTTTTTTTTGTTTTTGTAGAAAATACCTTGAGATGGTAAAGGTACCACATCATGTGGTAATGTAAAATTTTGTTGACCGTAGTCTATTGATTGTGTTTCCATATATAAAAAAATTAACCGTAAAGTTTATTGCTCTACGGTTAAATATAATTGTATGTGAAAATTCGTAAATAGTATTAGTAAACCAATACACATCTGTCCATACGAAGTGAACAAGTAATTTCCGCTAAAGCATCATCACTATATCCTAAAGAACCAAAGTTAACGTCAGTTAAGAATGTTCCATAAAGAATCCATTTCTCAACAACAACACCAGTTGGGTCTAACATTTCAAGGTCAATATCTTTCTTATAACCAGCAGCATAACCCATACGACCTGTAACTGATTCAGCGTGTAAACGAACCCATTCCATAAGAGCTTGAGCGGCAGATGGTCCAATAGGGTCTCTAAATTTGACACTAATTGGGTCCCAATTAAATCTACCTGCAACGAATGTAGACGTGTTTAAAAATTGTATTTCAGTTGAACCAATTTTAATTGCTGGTCTTGAAGCTGTCTCCACAAACCATTCGTTAATTCCTAAACTTGATGGAAACCTTAATATAAACCTATTTTTTCTTTTTGGTTCGTAAGGTATCGGCATTTTCATTAATAAATCAGCCATGTTATTTTAATTTTTTTTTGTATTTTTTAATTGTTTATATTCTATAAATATATCCTTGTTAAAAAGTTTTTCTATTTACTTTTTTTTTAACTGGATTATTCTTTACTTATATTCTTTTTTTATTCCAGATGCAGTAGAATAAGTCTTAACTAGATTATCTGGTTTATCTTTAAAATGTTTACTCATTACTTCTACATTTCTAATATCATCATCTGAAAATCCAATACTAGGTTGCTCTGGTATAAAATTATTTGAAATTTCATTTTTAATAAATGCTCTCTTATTAATAATTCCTGACATAGCCTTAATATAAGAAACAAATTCTTCCATTGCTTTAACTTTTAATTCTTCAGGATTCGCAGCACTTCCTTGTCCAAAAATAACTGGATGATACTTATTAAGTTCTAAGTATGATTTAATTAGTTCGTCATCACTCATATCTTCCTCACCGACAAACGACCTATACTTTTTAAGATTTTTAATTAGTTCGTCTTTATCTATCCCATTATATCCACTAATAATGTAATTGTAAACGGCTTGTTTTAAAGTTTCGGGATTATGACCTCTTGCAGTTATAATTGAAAAGATTGAACCATTATTAATTGCTTCTCTGAAATCTGCAAATGCAGGACCTTCTTTTGCTCTCATAGCATCAATTAAAAAATCTTTATCTCCACCTGTTCTAAAGTTTCTAAACGGGTCTTCAGCATAACCTACAATTGTTTCTCCTTGATATTTAAAAGGTTGTTTACCTAAATCGTGTCTGTATTTTGAAAAATCATCGGTACTCATACCCATTTCTTCTCCATCTTCAGTTTTAATCATAATCTTGGTTGGCATGTGAACAATGTTATCATCCCAATCAAATGCATAGTATTTCATATCTGGAGTTCCGTCTCCTTTAAATCCTTCGTTAAGTTGTCTTTTCATACTTTGGCTATTAGGGGGTACTTTATGTACCCCCATAATTTATTATTAGATATTTTCAAACGAAGCACCTGTTGGTGTAATGAAGAACTCAATATCAATGAATTCTAACGCCTTCGTTGGTTTTAAGTAGATTTTACCCACTAATCTGTTTGCATCTAAATCTTCAGGTGTTGAAGATACGGTTACACGGAAATCGTATAAACCTCTATCTCTTCTAATTGAATCTAAGATTGGGTTAACACTATCTAAGAATTGTTGTCTAACGACTTGGTCGTTTTGTTCAAACAATAATCTAATTGCTACCGCTGAAATTAACTTACGAGCTTGAAGTAATAATCTTCTTACGTTCAATCTGTTAAGTGCTGTGTCAGCGACTTGTAATGTTTTATTACCCCAAATTACTGTTCCAACATCAGAGAAAGTTGCGATAGGGTTAAGTCTACCTTGATACAATGTATCTCTATCAGTTTGAGTTAGTTTTTGTCTAGCTTTGATTGAATTTACAAGACCTCTTGTGTAACCCGCAGATGCGAACCAAGGGAATGCAATGTTATCAGTCAATGCTAAGTTTCTACAAACCTCACCTGTTGGTGGTAAATAGATTTGAGTATTGTTAACGGTATCTCTTGTTAAAATCCAAGGATAGTAAGTAGCTGTATAGTTAGAGTCAATTCCTGTATTATCCAAATTATCAACCGCTTCTTGTGAGTAGATGATATCTAAAGGATTAGTTGAATCAGGAGTAAACATGTTATAGTCAGGAGTTGTTGCAATGTAAACTGAGTCAGCTCTTGAGTATTGTACCATGTCTATCGCTTCTTCTACTAAGTTTGAGTTATTAACATAATCAATCGCACTTGTAGCAAACACGTTAATGTTTGTTGCTTCAGGGTTTGCGAATGTTAATATACCAAGTAAGTAAGCATAGTAATCGGTGTTTGCAAAATCTTGTGTGTTGTTTTGAACCACAATTCTTTTGAATAAACCGTCACCTGTTGCGGTTGGGTATCTTGATGATGGTGCCGCCCCCGCTAAGTAACCTGATGAACCCAATTGGAATCTGTCTTCGTTAGTTCTCCATTCTCTGTAGATGTCCCATCCGTCAAATCCACCAGCAAAACATACTGTATATTTTCTTGAGTAGATGAAATAATAAGGGTTTTCTTGAGTTGATGGGTCTTCTCTGAATTCAGCAACACCACATTCGAACGCTGTTTCACCACTTGACATAGAAGTATTTGCAATTGTTACAACAGTTGCTCCTGAGTCCATGTGGAAACCTTTACTTAATACATTCCAAGGTTGACCTTCAGCCAAAGGATTTGAAATCCATCCTGCTGGTGTTTGTTTACCTTTATAAGTTAAGAATGATTCATCAATACCATATTGACTTGAAAAACCTAAATAACTTCTTCTAACAATATCTCCTGCCGATTCAACTGTTCCTCCACCTGCGTTTGAACCGAATGGTGGGTTACTAATAACTTCACCAGGGTAGAAGTATTTTGTTTTAAATTTAGGATATGGTGATGGATACACGTTATAATCTTGATATTCTCTTTGAGTGTAACCATAGAATCCACAAGGTAGTGCATCTACAGGATAGTTGTCAGACAATTGAATCATTACATATTTCGATATCAACGCAAATTCACCATCCGCAGAACCGATTTTTTTAGCCACAAAATTGTTAGAAGCTGGGTCCATGTTACAATTTGTGAATTTTTCAATAACCACTGGATTAGTATCTGTATCAAAGAAATTTCTTACAAACACATCAAATGACATACTATTATATGATAAATTAGCAATTGAAACTTTAACTTCAGTATTTGCCGCATCACCATCAGAAATTGAAATGAATTTGAATAAGTTATAAACTTTATTACCTCTTAATTCTGAAACTAAATAAGGTGTTTCAGGTGATTGATATTTTTCTAAATTGTATGCAATTGATGAAGTGTTTTCACTTCTAGCACTTGGTAATGCAATTAAAGTAGAATTTAATCCACGAATATAACCTTGATTATATGCGTAATTTAAAGAACTTTGATACGTTTCTTCAACATAAATAGGAACTTCAAATCTTGATTTACCAAAATTATCAACACCCAAAACTTTAGTAATGTACTTAGCACTTGATGCTAATAACGAAGTTTCAAGTTGGAATGTATCTCCGTCTTTTGTAATACCTGATAATGCAAATTGTTCATATGGTGATTGAGTAATACCTGAATATTGACCTGTCGAAAGTAAAGTTAAATCAGTTAAACCACTTACTTGATAAATTTGTCCGTGATTCTCACTTGATGAACTGTTAGTGTAAAGTGAAATACCTCTTGAACGAACAGTTGCAACAACCATATTATTAAAATCTGTATATGCAGTACCTGTAAACGTATATGAATTACCAATTACACTACCTGAAAAATTACCAACAGTATCACCTGTTAATGTGTTTATAGTATAGTAGAACGAATATCCAGTATATGCATTACCTGATGAAATATCAAAATTAGCGTAATACCAAGAGTCGTTCGATGCCGCACTCAAATCATTTGCTTCATAATTATTTTCACATCCGTATGGACTGTTATCAACAGGATACGACGCAACAACACTATTATAAGTGCTTTGAGGTATTGAACCATAAATAACTGCAGTAGTTGCAGATGTGGTTGTGGTGTTAAAAATTGCACTTAAATAAGTGTTAAAATCATTTTGTAATGTAGATGTTGAACCATCTTGTAATCTATACAACACATTTAAATTTGCAGTTACATTAGCAGGTAAATTATTTGTATTTGTAAATGTTACTGTTCCTCCTGTTGTTCCTGTAAATGTTGCGGTAAACGAAGTACCTGAAGATGGGTCACCAATTGTTGTTGGGTCTACGTTAGCTATTAATGACAAACTCCAAGATGGACCCGCATCATATCCTGATAATCCCAATACTCTTGTAACAAACAATTGATTTGATTGTTGTAAATATGATTTAGCAATGTATGCCGCTTCATATTTAGGGATTTGAGTATTATAAAACTTAACGGGTTCTGTTCCCCCGAAATAAGCTTGAAATTCATCATAGTTTGTTATGAATACTGGTTCAAACGCTGGTCCTTTTAGTGTCTCACCAACAAGACCTAATGTCGTTACACCCACGCTTTGGGCTACGAAAGATAAGTCGGTTTCTGATGTGTATACGCCTGGTGATACGAATACTTTTTGATTTGCTTGTGCTGTTGCCATTATTAAATTATTCTGTTACAATTTATTTTATAGATAAATATTCATTATTTTATGAAAAAACTTTACTTTTGGTGAAGTATTTATAAACGGTAGGAATTAATTCTACCTTTTTTCATACTATGAAAACAAAGAAAGAAATCAAGAACATTAAAATATCCCCTGAATCACACGATATACTGAAAAAGTACTGTGAGAAGAGGGGAATCAAGATTTATAAGTTTTTGGAAAATTTAATTATAGAAAAGTGTAAAGAGAAGAAAGATATCTACGGGGAAGATTAAACTAATTGGTTTTCAAACAAAATGTTTGCTTGTTGAGTATTATCCGTTTTTGTAATTTCTATTCTTAAAACATCATTTGTTGTTATTTGAATTACTTGAATATCACTACCATAGTAATCACCATTAATATACACATCAAAGGTGTTAACATTATCCAATGACACAACATTCATATTGGCGGTATAATCAATTACGTCTGTTAATATTGTATTACCCGAAACAAATAGATAGTTATTCTCAAACTCGTTAGGATTTTCAGGATATTTTTTTCTTACTTGTTTTCTTGTTGTTGTATCTATCTCAATTAATTGAGTAATTCTTTGGATGGCGGGTTTAACCTCAAACTCATCTTCATCAATTAGATATCCTAACATTGTAAAATCATAATTCTGAACGTAATATTTTCTTGCCTCCATTGTCATTTGAGATTCATCGGAAACATTGTCCATTACAATTGGAACATATTGACCTTTAATAAAAGTATATGCTTGTCTTGATGAGAATTTTTGCATAACAATCTTATTTAATTGATTGAGCTCTCTCATTCTATTACAAATGATTTTCACACTATATTTTATATCAACAGGAACTGGTTGTGGAATTGTGTAGATGTCCATACCCTGTTCATTTCCGTTCCAAGTAGGAACCGATGCATAATAAAATTGTTTTCTATTTGGTATTGTATATTGAAGTGATGGGTTTGTACCATATTTAACTTCAGGACTTCTAACAACTGTGATAAATGGCGGGGATGGATTATAATCCAAGTCCACAAATTTCCATGATTCTAAATATTGTGACCAGTTCTGAGTTGTAATAATAATATCCAACATTGGAACTATTTTTCCTGCGGTCACAACTTCTAATTCAGTTTTAACAAAATCTAGCATACCCCTATCCAAATCGGCATGTAATACTGACTTAGGTAGATATGTTCCATCTTCCCTAATATAGTCCAAAAGTTGTTCTCTACGAGCAGACAATTCTTTTCTTGGAACTAATGGTAATGTTTTTTTAACTATTGTTTTTGGTAATGCCATTATCTTATTCTATTAGAAATACTTTATCTTTTAAGTTAATCATATCAATTTCTTTGGCATGAAAAACAGGTTCTCCGTTATTTTTAAATACGAATGAATCGTATTTGTAAGGGTCGTAAGTTATAATTTCATTTGAAGATGGTGTTGGAATGTCTTTAGAATAACGTTCAGAGTATTCTATTAATTCTCCAATGACAAATGCGTGAACGTTTTTTCTCTTTTCACTTCTAACTTTTTCTTTTCCGCCTTGTCTAACTCTAAACTCAACGTCTTTTAGTTTAACATAATCGGCATACATAATCACTTTACTGTTATGTGTAACAGAAAAGGTATGTTTGTTTAAATTATAATATACTTTTACTTTCATTTATCTATCTACTTTTGTCCATGTTTTAACATAAACTGAAACATCTAATGGAACTCCGTATCTTGTTATATCAACATTAAATACGTCTCTTAAGTACATTATAATATTACGTCTAATAATATTTTCATTATCTTTGGGTATTTGATTGAAATAAAATACCAATTCAATATTATCTATTGAAAAATTTTCCATACCATAATGGACGGAACCATCTTTATTTACCTCAATCTTATGAAGGTCATTTTTATAAGTTGATTCAAAAAAATTAACTATTGATGGTAATAATTTTTCAATCTTTTTCTTATTAGATTTAATTTCTTCAATTATATCTTCTGTAGAATCTTCTTCTTTCCCTTTTTGTTTTTTTTCCTGTAAAACTTTACGAATTAAATCTCTCATATTATAATCCTCTAAATTCGTTTTCACTTACGTAAGTTGCAACAATTGTTCTATAGAATGGTTTGTAACCAGCATAGGTATGTTTGTTATCGGACCTCACATATCCGTCATCACTAACCGCATAATATCTAACTCTGTCCTCAGATTCATAATAACCAAGATAATCACCCATAAATATTTCAACACCCAATTCATCAAGTTGTTTTTGATAAAGTGAAAATCTCATATTACCTGGCTCTTGTTGTTCAACTTTAGAATTACCCAAAAATTTATTGGTTGGAGCCATAACTTGGACAAGTCCTTTTAATTCTACGGGTGCCAAGAATTGTATTCCGTCTTCTAAAACCTCACCATAAACTGCATCGGTTTTTGTTTTATATCTATCAATACGATATAATATAACGGTGAAATTCATATCACCCTCTAACCATTCTTCACCCATTCCGATGTCTAAATTGTAATCTTCAGCTCCGAAGAACTTACCTAATCTTGTAATTGGAACTAATTTTTGCATATTACTTTTCTTTTTGTTTATTATAGTATGATTCAGATGATATACCTGTCGAATTAATTATCACATCAGCATTAAAATAACTTTTAATTGAGTATCTAATCTCATTATTCCATTTCAACCTATTATCTATAGTAGATGTATTTAGATAAATGCTATCATCAGGAACAATATATTTTATGTCCATATAAAATTCATCTTCTCTAATTCCCAACGGGGTTAAACGAAACTTAATGTCTAAAACCCCCTTAGGTTTAATCACACTAGTAAATTTATTAATTGCGTTGGTTAATTCTTCTTCCGACATATTCATATATTGATAAATACTTTATTTTTACTTATATTTAAAGCAAACTTTTATTAAAAAGAATGGAGATAAGTTTAGAGTCAAGAGCAATGATAATTCTTGAAACTTACGAGGGTGGTAATAACCATATTTTGGAGTTAAAACGTAAATCACAGATTAACAAAAAATTCTACCCAACAAGAAGTCAATCAGAATATATTATATCGTTCCACGATAAGCAACCAAAGGTTGCAAGAAAGTGGGTAATCCTTGATGCCTACTTCGCTCAGAAATTAGCTGACGATAAATTATACACCGAAATACCCGATAAGATTTGGGTTGAAAAACTTTTGGCGGATAAAGAAAAGGCTTACCATATTTGGGGTAAAGTTTTTGACACAGAAGAATTACACGATTTTTGGTTACCAAAAGCGGCAATCATTAAAGACAACTCAGTCAAAGATGTTGTAATTGATTATTCGAAATATTCTAATCGTCCCCCACTTGAACATCAAAAAGAAGCAATCCAAAAATTAGTAGAAAACAAAAAGTTCATCTTGGCAGATGATATGGGATTGGGTAAAACCACATCTACGATTATTGCAGCATTAGAGACAGGAGCTAAAAAAGTTTTAATCATTTGTCCTGCAACTTTAAAGATTAATTGGAAACGTGAGATTGAAAACTATTCGGACAAACCAATCTACATTGCTGAAGGTAAAAATTTTAACACCGATGCTGATTTTGTCATTACAAACTACGATATCATTAAAAACTTCCACGACCCTAAAAAGAAAGATGATTCACAAATTCTTTTATCTAAATTTGATTTAGTTATTGTTGATGAAGCACACTATATTAAGAACGCTACAGCTCAAAGAACAAAACTAATCAACGACATTGTTAAGAATATTGATAGGATTTGGTTGTTAACTGGTACACCAATGACATCAAGACCAATAGATTATTTTAACTTGTTAAGTATTATTGATTCTCCCGTCGCCCGTAATTGGATGGCTTACGCAATTAGATATTGTCAAGGGTATCAATTTAATGTTGGTGGAAGAAAAATTTGGAATGTCACAGGAGCGTCAAACTTAGAAGAATTGAGAGACCGAACTTTAGGTTTAACATTAAGAAGATTAAAAGAAAATGTCCTTGATTTACCTGACAAGATAATCACACCCGTTTACTTAAGATTAAAGTCAAAAGAGTATGAAGAAGTTATGGGTGAGTACTACGATTGGTATGACAAAAACCCTGAAGAGTCAAAATCGTTAACAGTCCAATTTTCAAAATTAACTAAAGTTAGACAAATAATTGCCGATGAAAAAATTACTCAAACAATTGAACTTGCCGAAAACATATTAGAACAAGATAAGAAAGTTATTATTTTTTGTAATTTTACCGATTCATTAAATAAGATTGCCGAACATTTTGGAAAAGCGGCGGTTAAGCTAAATGGAGCGATGTCAAAACCTGAAAAACAATATTCTGTTGACCAATTCCAAGAGAACCCAAAGATTAAAGTTTTTGTTGGAAACATTAAAGCAGCTGGTGTCGGGATTACATTAACGGCAGCAGAAGCGGTTATTATGAACGACTTATCATTTTTACCTTCGGACCATGCACAGTCAGAAGATAGGGCATATCGTTACGGTCAAAAAAATAATGTTTTGGTTTATTATCCAATATTTGAAAACACAATTGAAGGTATTATCTACGACATCCTAAACAACAAAAAACAAGTTATTGCAACAGTGATGGGAGACAACTTAAACCCCGCAGATGCCGCAGAAGAAATTCTACAAAGAATTAATAAGTTGAGACATTAATCAACAACGGATTATTTATATACAACTGATAATCCAGAATAATGAAAAAAACACAAGAAAAAATTCAACAACTTGAAAAACAAATTCTCACAGAACAAGCGAATCAAGAGAAAGAGTTGTTGATTACAGAAATGAAAAGAATTGGAATAGAGAAATTACCTTATTCCTACGCAGCCCTCAAACAATTTATTAATGCAGAGACAATGGACATCCATTATAATATGCATTATAAAGGTTATGTTAAAAAACTAAATGACGCTTTAGCAAAGAAAAAATACGGGGATTTAGATTTAGAAAAAATAATTAAAACCATTGGTCGTTTTGATAAAACAATAAGAAACAACGCGGGTGGAGCGTTTAATCACGCATTGTTTTGGAATATGTTAACACCAACACCAAAAAAATTGGAGGGTGACCTTTACAAGAAGATTACAAAACAATGGGGAACTTTCTCAGGGTTTAAAAAAGAATTTGAAAAGATTGCAAAAGACAGATTTGGTTCAGGTTGGGTATGGTTAGTTTTAACTGCAAAAAATACACTTAAAATTATGTCAACTCCAAACCAAGATAATCCGTTGATGAATGTTATTCAAGGCGGTGGATTTCCGTTATTAGGTTTGGACTTATGGGAACATGCTTATTATTTGAAGTATCGAAATAAAAGAGACGAATACATTAAAAACTTTTGGAAAGTTGTTAATTGGGATTTTGTTACTAAAATGTATGAAATGAAAACTGAAACAAAATTAAATGAATCGGTTAATCTACAGAATATTATCACCGAATCCACACACGTTAGATTTTGTGATGCTCAAGAAGTGAAAGCATATAAGGACTTAATTAATGATTCAAAAACAAAAAAAATATATCAAGAGGGTATTACCAAGGTCTTAAGAAAAGTTTTTAATCAATTTTGGGTTGAGGGTAATTCAAAAGAAATGTCAGGTTTCTATGGTGTGGAAACAAGAGAAGGTAGGTCTGTATTAAATAATCTTAATACAAACTTTAATACATTTTGTCTATTAGTTAGGGCGGTTAATAAAGAAATTATGAGAATTAATAGACCCGAAAAAATCTTTAAATTTTATGATAAAGAAAAAAGAACGGCTAAAGAAGTTAATAGATTTATAACTGCATTAGATTTTTTCAGTAAAGAAATTTTTACAAAAAGGAATGACGATTTTATTAACATCATTAAAGTACTTAAGAAATTATGGGATAGAGGTCAAAAATCTGAAGATGATGTTTATGTTAAAATTGAAGAATACTTTAAAGGAAATGCCAAAGTAACTAAGATTGGTGGTCACGGACAAAAAGAAGACGCATTAAAGGGTATAGATTTGATTGTTAATTTGGGGGGTATTCTACATACATCTCAAGTTAAACCATTCTCAAGTTTTGTAAAAACAGAAGAAATTATTGAAATGTTGGATACAGGAAACGTTAAACACTATAGTGTTGATTGGTTAATATTCATCAACCCAAAGACAAATAATGTTATGATTTTTGAAAACAAACCTATTAGTGAAAAAAACCAATACGTTTTTAAACTTGAATCGTTATTATACGAAATAAAATAATCAATATATTTATTAGATATGCCAGTTATTCCAGAACCTGAAAGAAGTAAAATTTATACAAGGATTAAACACCTGTTAGGTGCTCCTTTAAGAAGTGTTGAAATTGAAGATGAAATGATGGATTCTTTGATGGAACTCTCTATTCAAGATTATGAACAATATGTTTTAAATTGGTTGATTGATAGTCAATGGGTTAACTTAGTTAACTTAAATATGACTGAAAAATCTGTTGCCAATGCGTTAATTACAAGAACAATGGATTTTGAGCAACAATTTGCATACTCATATTCTAAAATTGTTGGACTTCAAGCTCAAGGTCCTTGGGTGTTAAAAAAAGATTATATCATTCTTGAACAAAACAAACAAAACTATGAAATCCCTGCAGGGCGTGACATCAATGAGGTGTTATGGTTTAGTAATCAACCTTTTACCGCATTTGGTATAGGCGGATTCGGTGGTATGGGTGGTGGAGCAGGTTTAGGGGCAAGTGAAGCAGGTTTCGCCCAAATGGGTAATCAAGGTTCTTATTTTATGATGTCAGGTTTTGACTATCTAATAAGAATGCAAGAAGCAAACATTTTAAATAGAATTCTTGGTGGTTCCTTAACTTATAGAATAACTGCATTACCTGATGGTAAAAAAGATTTACAACTTTACAATGCACCTGGTAGTCGTTTTAGTTGGAGTAATTATAATTCATATGTTGGTAAAGCGGTTTGGTATTGGTATTACGAAACAACTCCTGATAGTAGGGCAGACTGTTTAAAAAATAATCCTGATGTTATTAAATTACCATCGGATGTTCCGTTAGAAGAACTTACTTGGTCGGATTTAAATGTACCAGGACAACAATGGGTAAGAAGATGGTTCACAGCGTATGTAAAAGAAACATTAGCAAGAGTAAGAGGTAAGTATAGTGGTAATTTAAAGACACCAGACTCTGAGCTTACAATGGACTATACAAGTTTATTAACTGAAGCTAAAGATGAAAAGACAAAATTAATGGAAGAACTTACAGGTGCTGAAGGTTGGTTAACAAGATTAAGACCTGAAAAAGTTATGGAAAGAGAAGCATTACTTGCAGAGAATTTGAACAAACAAATGAAGTTCAGAGCAATGCCTCGTCAAATATACGTAATATAATATATGTCAATAATAAGAACAGTACCCTCAACAAGGTTAATTAACGGACAAATATTGGAAACATCTGAAATGGCAATCATTTCAGAAACAGAATACAAAACAAATGGTGAAGATTGTATCATTGTAAGAAATGTATTAAAATCCACCATTACTTTAAATTCACATACTACTGACCATATTGTAATAAAATCAATGACTAATGTCACAATAAAACCTGATATTGGTAAAATCGACGAAGACTATGATGAAATCGTTGCGGATAGATACACTTGTATTGAATTTAGATTTTGTGCTGGTAATTGGTATGTAATATCATCAGACGGTCTCAAGAACGCCTAATTTTTCTTCCCAACCCTCTTCAGCTAATTCATACATATAGTCAGGTTTTAAACCTCTCTTACCCCAATACGACATTTCAGCGTCAGTAATTGTTAATACATCCTCCAATTTATCTTGGTCTGAATCTTCAAATGGCATTCCATTTATTAACTCACATTGTGCCGTAGTAAATAAACCCCTATCTTCAGGAACATTAACGATTAACGCTTCCCTCACTTCACTCTTGAAACAAACCAATAATGGTTCAATTCTTTTATTGAATGTGGTAATTGCTCTTGGAACATTATAATCACCCGTTAAGTTGGGGTCATTATCCAAAATGTCTTTATCTAACATATAACAATTAATTTGAACTCCATCACCTTTCTTTTGAACATCTCCGTGAGATGCTCTAAGTCCATTGTTAACATACATAATAACATCACCCAAACTCACATTTAGATTGTTTTGTAATGCAAGTTCCATGTGAGCCATTCTACTCATACTATTACCTGACTTAGTTTTCTCACTTAAACGTTTCTTATAATCTTCCATACTTAATTTAACTTTAGCTCTTTGAGCAATCTTACTTAACGGAATTTGTTTATCAAAAATTCTTTGTATGTATTCATAATAATATTCCACAAATGATTTACCGTCACCTTCAAGTAACATCTTAATACCTTTATCCAAGAACTCCTCAATATACAATGGAAGTTTCTTTGACTTGATACTATTACCTGTTAGTTTGATTTTACCTTTAGCATCCATAACCGCGTAGTTCTTACGAGCCAAGTTAATACAAGACGGCCAAACACCATCGGTATCAAGTGCCATCTCACCTCTCATAAAGATATCGTTATACTCTGCAACATCGGCTTCAGGTCCGTAATATTCTTTACCTAACTTAACCTTCCAATTTAAACCACGACCAACATATACCCTATCCTTTGCATCTGGCGGAGTTGAGAAGTTCACACCATCCGTATCCATAACCAATGGAACATATCCTTTGGTCATAAAGAATTTAATCATTTGACGAAGATATTGTCTACCAGTACAAGTAATCTGTTCTCCCATATACATATCACCCCAAGCATATACCTGCGGGGCAGATAACGCACCGAACATACTATTGATAAAGATTTTAATCGGTAATTGTTTATTACCATATGACTCAGATTTCTTTTTATCTATTTCGTAATATTCCTCGGCAAGTTGTTTGTATTTGATACGGGTATCACGGAACCACTTTAACATTCCTTTCATTGCTCCTGTTACATCACAATCAGGAAATACATCGTGTACAAGCTGAATGGAGGGGTATAGAGACGAAAAGTCCAACTTAAGAACGTCTTTAGAGTAACCAACCTTAAGTAGTCGTGAGAGACCTCCTACGAAGTCAGTCTTATCTTGTTTTGCAGGAATAGCTAAACCATTTTTATATGACCAAGCTAGCATCAACATCTTCCATAATGTTGCGGTTCCCATTGTTGAAACCCTTTCGTATGTTGTTGGAATCATCGCGGCCAACAAAAACGAACCTTGATTGAACTCTTGGTCAACCTTTAGGGTTTCATCTAAGTCATCGTCAAGATACATCTCAACCAATTTATCACCACCAATCTTTGAATAAACATCCAATCGTTTACCACAAGCCTCATCAATAGTAACATCAGCGCCTACCTTCTTATAGTTACCATTTTTAGTATTTAACCAAAAATCTTCTTTCTTAGTGTAGAATGGTCCAATATCTAAGTGGTCAATGTAAACTCGGTCAGGTGCTTCAGCGTTAATATATTTGGTAATGTATTTCAAACCAGCACCTTTAATACTTGAATTGATTGCTTGTGCTCTACGAACCGCATGGATAATATCAATTACATTATAACCCCAAATTGAAGTCTGAGTAAATTTCTCAACCTCGTTTGCAAGTTTTAACATACTATCTTTTCGTGTGAATGAATGGTTGGGGTGCAATGACTTACAAATCTTCTTTGGGTCAATCTTTAGTATTCTACATCTTTCAAATATCCAATGCCAGTCAAAGTTCGCTGAATTGTATCCACCAATAATACTTGGTTTCAATTCGTCAATCACTCGGAAAAATTCAATAATCGCGTTCTTCTCTTCGGCTTCGTCCACACACTCAATAACTCTGTGATAACCTTTATTGGTTTTAATTCCAATCATAAAGATACGACCGTCTGCAGGTTCAAGAGCGGTCGTCTCTAAGTCATATACAAGTCTGGTTACCTCGTTATAGTTTTCAAATCCTTTAAATAATCTTTTTTCTTTTGAGATAAGGTATTGCTCAACAGGTGGAAGAATCATCACCAATCCTTTTGTTTTCTCACCCCAAGGGTCACAACCACCATCTCTAAAGAACTGAATGAGTTCTCTATAACCTTTTAAAGATTTAACCATAAAGGTCATACCTTTTTCTAATCTTTCGTTTCCGTGTGTTTCTAATTTGTCAATTACAATTCCATGCTTTGTCATAGCCTCCTTTTGTGCTGACTTGGAATTTTTATAAAAGTTGATTCCGTGTAAGTCACCTACCCAAGCGAATGGTGTAAACGTATCCTTACGGATTTCTTTTCCCTTACCAGGAATCTCTTTAATTTTGTAAATGGAGTTGGATGCGTAGTCAAATTCTATTGCTACGATAAATTCTTCGGGGTCATTCCCATGCAAGAACGATTCAATTTCTTCGTTAGATATCATATGTTGTATAGTTGGTTTATTAGCTTTCACACTATCGTGAAATTTACCTTCTATGTTAAATATAATCTAAAAAACTGAATAATCAAATTAGCAGCAAGCTGTTTCCGCAATGAAACTTGGTTGTATATTTATGTATAGTTCTTCTCTGATTGGAAGAATTAAATTACCCTCGTCATTTTTAATCAAAAATTGGGCATTGTATCTACCAGGAGTATTTGTATCTCTTGAAGTAAATTTAAAGTAAATGTAATATTCAGGTGTTGAACCTACAGGTAAAATTAAAGGTACAATACTACAAGGTGCTGAAACTATTTTAGGAATTCCCGTTTCAACATCTATCATTGTAAAATAGATTGTAGAAACCTCTAAGTCCTGCATTAGTTCTAAATAACCTGCGCGTCCATCCTTTAGCACTTGCATTTTAAGAACAGGTAGTGTTGCGTTTTGTTTTATGAAGAATTCCATAACAATAAATATATTGTAAATTTGTTTTATAGAGTATAACTTTTCATACTTTACGAGATATTTATAGTATATGAAACCAAGAAAAAAAGAAGAAGATAAAAAAATTAAATTTGCGATTAGTTTAGACCCTAAATTATTTAAACGAATGGAAGATGATATTACTAATAAATCAGGGCTTATTGAAAAATTACTTAGAGAACACTATGGAAAAAAAGATTTGTAGTAAATGTAAGATTGAAAAAGATGTTTGTGAGTTTAATACCCGAAAAAATAGAAAAGGTATTATAATTTTAAGAGGATATTGTAAAAAATGCCATACAATTATGTCGGTTAATTTTAGTTTAAAAAACCCTAAAAAAACCAAACAATATAGAGATACTTGGTACAAGAATAACTCTAAAATTTTAGTAGAAAAAAATAAAAAAAGGAGAAATTCTGATTTATTATATAAATTAAGAATTGGAATTAGAACAAGATTAAAAATGACATTAAAGAATAATTCTTTCAAGGGTAAAACTATTGAAATATTAGGTATGGATATTAATTCATTTAAGATTTATATTGAATCTAAATTTTTAAATGGAATGTCTTGGGATAATTATGGATTAAATGGATGGCATATAGACCATATAATTCCATTGTGTTCCGCAAAAACTGAAGAAGAATTTTATAAACTTTGCCATTATACTAATCTTCAACCACTATGGGCTAAAGATAATTGGAAAAAAAGTAATAAAATATTGAATTAACTTTCTTTACGTAATTCGGCAGAATAAAACTCAAAACGGTCATGTTCTGTTGGGGTTAACAACAAAAGTCCTGAATTAATGTTTCCTTTAACAGTTTCTTGATAACAATACGACATAAGAGTTTGTTCAAAGGGATGTGCCCACTTAGTCTCTAAATAACATTTATAATTTCCGTTTTTAGTTAAAATAATTGGCCAATTACATAAATAAATTTCACCATCAATATACGATAATCCTTGGTGTGTTTTTATGGATTTGAATTTGGTTCTTGGAGCATTTGGGTCTAAACCTTGTACAGGTAATGATGGTTTTTCGGGAAATAACTCCCTTCTTTTGTCTTGAGGCAAGTTGTACCAACTCCACTGCGTACCATTATCACCATAAAATTCAGTATAATTTAACTTTAAAAAATCAAAATTTTCTTGTTTCATTATTGATAGTGTTTTTGAATATAAGTTAGGAACAAACCTATTAAAACCATTTTTACATACTTCACCTTTTTTAGGGTAAAATGACATATCATCTTCAAACCAATAATAGAAATCTAAACCTGTCTCATCAAAATGTTCCGCAACAAATACTCTACCACCAACAATTCCAATATTATCTTTCTTAATATGTTCAAAACCATATTCTTCACAAAGTTCTTGATATCTTGGTGTTGTTGATAAATCAGTTGAATTATCTAATAAAAACTTTTTTGGTTTAATAATAAAATCTTTATCGTATTCTAACATTGATTGTATTAGTGTTTCAAATTGATTTGGACTATTAAATGTAATAACATATAATCCCACCTTATTAGTATCCAAATTATTAAGTATAACTTCTTTAGTACCTTCCGACTTAACAACTAGTTCATCATTCTTTAAATCCTCAAAAAACTTACCAAATAAACCATTTGACTCAATCTCAAAGTAGTTAATCAAATCTGAGTGGGTATAACACATAATACTAAAAATTGATTCTTCAGTACCCATATATCCACTTTCTAATGTTGTCTTTAGGAAATTATAATAAATTCCGTTGATATCACTTATTGTGTGTTTTGGTCCACCAAAGAATCCTCCTCTTGCAACTTTATCTACTTTAGCACCTGCAATTGAGTTCATTTTATTAATTTCAAATCCGTGTATTTCGGTATTTGCTTCGTATGGAAAACAAACAAACGAAAACTTTGAAATGTATTTTGGTAATTTTTCTAATACCTTATCATGAGTAAAATATCCAGGATGAACAGTATTAGTTAATCCCGCATCAATCCAAAACATCATCTCTGAATTGAATTGGTCCATAATTCTGGCATCATTTAGTAAAAACATTTTAGACATTACTAAAGGATTATACATATCCAATTTTGCTTGAGTTGATTCAGGTAACCATCCCGCAAGATTATACCATTCAGGATTATTTCTTATTTCTTGAATTTTATTATAAAAGTCATTATTTTTAAACCAGTCTTGACTACGAGCAATGAATTGAGTGTTTTCGCGACTTCTTCTTTCAAATACAAAAGATTCTAAATCGGAATCACCAAAAATAATCATTGGGTTCTCAACTTGTAATAGTTGTTCAAATTTATCTAAATAATGTTGAAATGAACGAGACCAACCTTCAGTTAGTTTATCTCTTTTAATGTTCCAAAGTCCTGTGACTAATGTTATTTTACTCATATGTCCTATTTATTTCTTCTAAAATTTTATAAAAACTTTTATTTATTCTTGTATGTTCGGCCATATCTGTACCAGCAACCCTTTCATCTTCATGCCACCAAATATCAAAGTGTTTACGCTCAAATAATTCTTTATGGTTATAATACATTAATGTCATAACACTTTCTTCATGAGGTAAACCCTTATCTTCGGTAATAACATTTTTGGTATAATCTTCAAACAAAGTTACAATTTCATCCCACTTATCTTTATGACCACCAAATAAACCACCAATAATATGAATACCTCTTTCCCAATTCGAATACCATTTAGGGTCTAATGTACCCGACCAATAATTTCTGTCATTTTCTTTACCGATAATTAAAAATTTATCACCTGTATCTTCTATTAAATTTGTTAGAAAATTATTATTAAATAATGTTGATTCGTAATATCTTTGTTCGGGATGAGTACCAACTAAATACTTGTTAGGGATTAATCCACAATGTGATAATCCTGCATCAATCCAGTAATAATAATCATAAGACTTATCTTCATTCCACCACCAATGAAATTTACTATATTGAACCTCAATACATCTATCGGATTTTTTAGTCGTTTCAATATCTTTATGTTGATTTATTAAATCCTTAAATTTTGTATTGGAAATATCAAATACTTGAAGTTTTAATTTATCTGGTGACACATTATGTATTTCATAAAAAAACGTAATTAATGATGGTAATTCCCTATCCGATGTATAACATAGAAAATCGGCATCTGTAATTTTTAAAAGGGATAATAAACTATACCTATAATGACCTCCTCTACCGACTCTACCACCAAATTCGGTACCGTTCAAATCACTATAAATTGACGTAATAAATTTAACTTTAGTTGTCATAATTAAAATTTTTGTGTTGATTGTTAATTTTTAATTCATTGGTTAGTGTTCCGTTTAAATATCCTGAAGGTATTTTACAAGGACTATATAAATTCCAATTATATGTTTGAGTATAAAAATTATTATAATCTCCGTGTGACACATCAGACCAATTACTCATTTGAGGTGCTATTGGTAGTAACGGCACATAACTTTGTTTAATTGATATGACAAATTGTGAAATGTATTCATCAATTGCATAATAACCCAAATTCTCAGGTTTTTCTATTTCTAATACATTATCATAAATTGATTTATGATAAATAATCATATTTGTTGCATAAATACCTCTATGGTGTTCCTCTTTTGGTGGGAGATTTGTTATATCTAAAAATAATGGTTGTGTTTCACTACGATTAACAGGTCTGTTTAGTGTTGGTGCCAAATTTATAATTCCAAACTCAAAATCACCCGATTCGGTTTCAATCTTATTTATTAAATCTTTGGAATAAGGTAAGAAGGTACAATCATCCTCAATAACCATAACCGATTCATATCCTCTCTCCTTTGCAATTTTTATAACCTCAACGTGAGATAAAGTACACCCCCCATGATTATTTAAATCAATTGCCTTAAATAATTCATATTCCCAACCAATATACTCCATTTCTTTTTTAATGTGTTCTAATCTATCAGGTCTCCTTTCAAGATTCACAACAAATTTTGGGATGTTTGTAATATTCATTAGCTAACCATATTGTGACTTAATTGTCCTGTTATTCTATCACACCATCCTTTTGATTCTGAGAACGGCCAAACAACCCAATGAGTTGGCATTTCATCTGTTTGAAATTCTCTCCATACCTTGCAATAGTTATCAGGGTCTCTCATAAATCCAGCAATCTCATTTTTGTCTGCATCTTTACGGAATAAAGTTTTATCATCTTTACCGTGGAAGGCAACAACCCAAAACTCATAATCTGTTTCAGGAACCTGTGAATATCCAATATCAATACAATGTTTGAACATCATACAGAAACTATCTTTCCATTCTTTTTCAGTTTCAAAGTTATATGGATTTGGTGGGTAGTTCTTATCTAAAGTATATTTGTCAATTGCTCGTTTTTCAAAAAGAATACCCGAATACTTTTCATAATCGGTTAAAGTTCTAACAGGACCAAAACCATAAGGACCATCGTGTCCTTCTTGTTTTTCACCATCCATACCAAATAACTTTCTATTTGTTAGGTGAGAGTGATTATTCTTTTGTCCCCAATCTTTATCAATATCCCATTGTTTTGTTCGACCTTTACGAGTATATTCGTGATAAAATATTGGAATATGTGGATGGAATAGGTCATAACCCCAAGTGTAAGCCCTAACCGCAATCGAAATCTCTTCTCCGTGAAAATAATATTCATTATTATGTTGAACTTCAGTTGAGAACTGTCCTAATGTAAAACAGAAGTGAGCGGAATAAAATCTTGCTGTTACAGGTTTTTTAAGGTCCTTCCATCCTGGTATTGTTTCAGGTAAGAAGAACACCGCACCTTCAGGAATGAATCTATCAAAGACCATTCTCCAAGCGTCAGGAGCTCTTCCTGCTGGGTCATTATCAGGGTCAAAAGAAGGTACGTAACCTGTTAATAGAGGTTTTTTATATCCGTCTTTCTGTAACCCTTTTATCATTTTAATAAGAATAACATCCCAATCCTTAATAGTTCTCATATGACTATCAATTTGAAGGGTATATTCTTCACCTTTATAAAGTTGTTGAGTTAAGTTTCTTGCCCAACAAACACCTTTAGAATCCGTATGTGGAATATCTAAAATTCTAAATCTTTTATCATCTCTCCATTCATCAACATTATCAAAACCGTCTTCTGGATTAAATTGTCTTGCAATTGCAAATACAAGATTTTTTGGATATTTAGCATTCTCCAACATATCTTTAATTGTTGGAACTAATTGTGGGTCACAAAATGATGCAATTTGGATAAATATTTTACTCATGATAGTATGTTTGTTTTGTAAAAAATAAAAAACCCTCCATAAAAATGAAGGGTTTATTGAAATATATGTGCAAGTTTTTGTTGTATTATGGACGTGTTGGAGTTGGGGTTGGAGTTGTGGTTGAAGTTACTGTTGGGGTTGGGGTTACTGCTGCGGTTGGGGAAGGCGTTGGTGTTATTGGATACACTCCATCATTAACTAATACAACACTACTAACATATAATGGTGCTATTGAATATGTATCATTTATTAACCAAATATTTTTGGTTTGATTTTGTGTTAATTCAACTTGGTATTCCCACATTGCATCATCACATCTTCTATAATTAAAGTTCACTATCGTTGAACCCGTATTCGTTAAAGTATATTTACTACATGCCATAATTTTAAATGTTTTTTATATAAATATCATCATTTTTGAAAATAAATTATATTTTTTTATATAGTTGTCGATTGTGATAATATTAAGAAGGTTAACATAATTTGTTTATAAACTATGATAGATTATAATCCAAAACGACCTTTTAGTGCGTTATAGTTTTGTGTCACTTCAGCAGGTGATAATACCTTATTTGTGTAGAAAAAACAATTATATATAGCACCATTAAAAAGGTTAAGGGAAGGTGAATTATCTAATTTTAATTGAGCTGTTTGACTTGTGTGTTGAACCGTTGAGCTTGTATTAATTGCTACTTGAGTTCCGTTTTCATATATAATTGACGTACTTGTATTAGGGTTATATGTACAAGTTATGTTATATATTTGACCAACTACAGGGGCGACATTCCAATCTAATCTTTCACTAAGACCTGTTTCCCATCCAAACGAACTAGTCGTAAATGTAAGATTGATAAAATTAGAACCATTAAATGAAAATAATCCACCGTTAGTTTCGATAGAAGAAATTTCAAACCACATACTTAAAGAATATCCTTGAGGATAACTTAATGTTATTGATGTAGATTGTGCGGTATCGTTAACTCCATCAAAATAAACTCCACCACCATTTGTACCACTATATACAGGTCCACCTAATAAAGCTAAGTCATATTCATTCCCACTCAAATCAGACCAAGTGGTTCCTGTTCTTGGATAAGACGGAACAAACCCACCATCCCACATTGCGGTTAGTCCACTAGTGACAATATCTGGATAGTTAATATTGGTAACCATATAAGTAGAATTATCATTAAAATAATTCAATGCGTCGTAAATGGTGTTAATACCTGTTCCACCATATTGTGTTGCGATAGTTATTAATTCACTATCGTTTGACGCAAGTCTAATAGAAGGACCCTGAGAAGATTTTTGAGCGTAAACGGTATAACCATTTGAAGGAGGACTTATACCATTCCAAAAACCTGTTGTAACAGTTGGTCCATAGTCTACAGACGTACTAACACCAATAAGAAAATCATTCTTTTTAAGGGTTCCTATTGAGA